GGCCAAATCTAGGTATTTTTAGAGAATTGTCTACTACTATCCCATTGGATGCAGTCACCGAATACAGGTGAGCATCGCTCCCACTTACGATTAGTTGTTTCCATTCAGACAAATTAGAACTCCAGATATTTGTAGTTTAACAAATATAAATATGGAATGGAAAAAAATACCCTATTATTTTTTTAATAATTTTTTTATGTGAGGTATTACCATATCAGATGTTATACTTTTACTACATTCAAATTGTCTTTCTGTTCCTTTATGCTCTGGACACCAATTCCAATCTCCCTTATCAAACATATGTTTAGCCCAACACCCGTTGCATACATCTTTATTTATTATACGTACCACGTCTTTTTTCATTTCAAGGTCTTCATCGGTAAATCCACTTATTAATATAGTTGGAACATTTAATCCCCAAGCATACCAAGAAAGTCCACTGGATACTCCTATGAATAAATCACTACCTAATAAAATCTCTCCAATTTCTTCTAATGATTTATTTTGAATGTGTATTACACCATTTGGTATTTTATTTCCCATATAACCATCTTCTTCTTTTGATAACAAATAAACATCATATCCTAAAGATTTAACATAATCTACTGTTTCTTGCCATCCTGTTGGATTATTCCAATATTTTGATTGGGCTGTTGAGTGCATTGCAATAGTTACATATGGTTTGTCTGTCTTATATGCAACCATATCTTTTATTTTTGGTTTAATTTCTTCATAATCTAAACCTAATATTTCAGTTGCAACTTTTTGTAATGGAATAGTGTTTGGAAGTGTTTTATTTTTATTTATATTATAGACACCGTTATCAACAAATAGACCTAGACGATATTGAGCATATACATCTTGAACAGAATTTCCAGGTAATATAAATTCTACTTTAGGATATTTTGATTCAAACAGATATTTTAATGGCGTAGAAACTATAACATGGCAATCCCATTTTTTTCTAAATTCATCAACATAAGGAATCCAAGCAATAGTATCTCCAAGTGAAAACGATTCAAAGGAAATAAATATTCTTTTTCCTGTTGGATTGAATTTGTGTGTAGTTTCTACTCCGGTAGAATCTGTTACAGAAATTTTCCAATTTATTTGATAAACTTTATCTGTTTTTGCCCATGTATTGTTATTCAATGTTGTTGTGTAATTTATTTCATCATTACCGTCTATAAATCTTACAATATATTGTTCTTTTAATTTTCCTAATATTTCAACCGTAGCACCATCAATAAAACTAAAATTTATAGAATTTGGTAAAATTTGATTTTCTTTTATTTTTTTATTTTTCATTTCATCATTAATAGTTGTTATTGAATTATTTTTTCTAAAAGTTTCTATATCCATTCCTAAAAATTGATTGAATACTTCAACTCCATTGTAATTTACATATACCGTCTCACCTTTTTTATATTTTCCAATATCTATAAATTTATATTCATATTGGTGTAATGTTGTAAATTGTTTATTTTTACCGTATCTATATTCTATCAAATAATCTTCATTTGGCTTATAGTCAAAGAAACCTGAAATTAAACATAAGTACAAATCATCAAATTCATCAACACCTAAATATATTTGAAATGCAGCATCATCCCTAAATACACCGTCTCTATTCCAAACTGCTTGTGTATTAAGTTCTTCATCATTAGCAATATATGGTGTTATGTAGATATTGTCTGTATGTTTTTTTAATTCTCTTAAAAAAGATCTTTCAAGTTGAAATCCTTTTGGCCTTCCGTTGAAATATTCCCACTTTGAATTAATCTCATTTATAGCCTTTAACGCAATATCTGTTTTTATTGAAAAAATATAAGTTGCTATGTACTCTGCTAAATCTTGACTCGATGATGAATGTTCGTGGTATTCATAAACAACTACATCATAATTTTTTGATTTCTCTAAAAAAGCTTGTTTGTATTGAAAAACATCTACTATATTATCATATTCCATAAAGTGTATTCTTTTTTTACCAAGCATATCACAAAATTTAAATGCCTTTTGCATCATTGTCCATATTGCATAATCGTGTTGAAACAAATTTTGTGATGTTAATTTGTGTGTTGCGTTTTGTGCCCACAAACCACTTGAAACACCATACATATCGTATTCACTACTATGTAAAAGTGGATTTTCTTTATCAAATAGATAATAGTCCACCATATTTTGAATTTCTGGCTTTATAGGATAATGTGATACCAAAAGAATTGGAACAGGACTAAACTGTTTTAATTTTTTTATACATTCTATTAAATCGTTTTCTTTATTTTCTGTATCTGGCCATGTATCAACAACGAATATATCATCAGGAAATTCATCTTTATGTGTTATAGGTAATATATTATCTGTTTTAAATTTATTATTATTTTTTATACCACCCTTTACACCAAAAAAGTACAAATCTCCATTTTGTTCGTTATATTCAAATATACCATCTGGAAAATTATTTTCAAAATTTTTAATAGCTTTAACATCATGTTCTGTTAAATTTTTGTAATAGTGTGACCAATCTTCTGATATTTCTCTAAGCAAAGGTGCTGCCCAACTACCGTCTGAATTTACAGTTCCGTGTTCTGCTCTACCTATCGAAGCACAAGTAAATATAAATGCTCCACCTGGTTTAAGCATACGAATTATATTATTTATTGTTTTTTCATAAAACATATCATGTTCAAATACTTCGGTAGAAATTATAGTGTCAAAATATTCATCTGGAGCATCATAAAGATGTCCAACACATACTATATCAACATTATTTCCCTCACCAACATCCAATCCAATGTAGTTACAGTTATTAAAAAGAAATCTATTGTTTCCATTTATATCCAATGATCCTATATCTAAAACTTTTTTATTTGTAAAATGTTCCGAAAAGTTATTTGACATTCTAGTACAAAAATCTTGTTGAGCTTGGTGTGCCATACATTACCTTTTTGTTATTATTATTATTCCGTTTAAAAAATTTATAGACTCAATATCTTTTCTGATATTAATTTCTTTATCAATAATTTGTGGTATTAAAAAATCTTCTCTACGAGCGTGGACATTCCAAAAATTTTCTTGATATTCTCCCATAAAATTTATATCATCAATTAAATTTTTAAAATATTCAACCATAGTGTTATCTTTTTTATATCCACCACCCCATTCTTCCCAATATGAACATGCAACATCTTCTACTACATATATTCCACCAGTTTTAACATAATCTATCAAATGTTTAAAACTAAAAATAACGTCTTCACTAATATGGGATCCATCATCCAATATCATATCAAACGGTCCCCATTTACTAACTACTTTTTTTAAAAATTCATAGTCATTTTGTGAACCAATTTCTACCCATATATTTTTAATTTTGTCTGTGTATCTATAACATTCTTCCATTATATCTATACCAACAACTGTTGAGTTGGGATAATATTCTTTCCAACTCAATAATGATTGACCATTCCACACACCAATTTCCAAAATTTTTATTGGTTCCAATCTATCAAATGGAAAATATTTTTCATATTTTTCACAGTAGTTATGAATTTCGGATGATTTATCTGTTCCAAAATGTTTTGCTATTTTATCTAATGATTGCATATTATTTCCAAAAATATATTAATTGCAAAGCATTATCAGTTCCACAAAAAGTAACAAATGAATTAAACCCAATAGTATTTAATCTTTGAATAAAATTATGTCTCAATACTTCATCAAATTTTAAATGTTCATGGTGATATTCAACCGCAATATTTCTAACATTTTTTAAGTTGTCATCGGATATTCCATTGAGTGCCATGATTTCTGAACCCTCTATATCAACTTTTAGAAAATCTATTCTTGGTATTATACCCATCTCTAATATGTAATCTAATGTATAAACGTTTACATCATATTGATTTAATAATCCATGAGATTCTGTCCAAAGATTAGATCCACCAAGATGTGAGCTCTCGGTTAATTTCATTTTACCCAATTTATTACCAATAGCAGCATTAAATACTATTGCACTCTTTGGTGCGTTTAATTTTAATATACTGTAATATCTTTTATCAGGTTCAAATGTTACTATTTTTTCTGCACCCATTTGGTGTGCATATCTTGTAAAAATTCCTATATTTCCACCTAAATCAACAACATAATCTCCTTTTTGAACTTTTACCATAGAATCAGCATCAGTCCTTGCAGGAAACTCATAGTCCCTCAAATTGTATATTTCATGGTATATTGCATAGTCCCATCCATAATTTACAGCAATATCTAATGTTCCGCCTGGAACACCATCTATTAATCCTAAATTTTTTATAGAATTTTTTGATGTATAAAAATATTTTGTGTCATGGAAATTATCATTCTTTTTTGAATAAATAAAATCTATCATTATATCTGCAAATTCAAAGTCTTTATTACCATGAAAATATAATATGTTGCTTTTGTCTTTTGGTACTTTTTGCCAACCATATATGTAACCAAAGTTTTTTTGTTTTTTTGAGTTCCAAAATGATAAAAAATGTTCCATTGCTCTTTGGTCATTTGCCATTTTTACACCATTCCAATCGGAAACATCAAAATTACTCAAAGGTAAGAATTTATCAAATCCATATTTAGACCTTAAAAAATTATCTATACCTTCATCATTCCATTGTAATAAAGGACTGTATTCATCTAACGGCGTCTCTTTGTAAACTTTTAATATTTCATCGAACCACCATTTACATTCTTTATTATACACATACATACAAATATGTGCCATGGTGGACAGTCTTCCAACTCCATGTTTTTCATTTAATTTTTGATTAAATAATTGAGTTTGACTAACTCCATTTTTATCCGTATAATATCCTATAAATTCTTCTTGAATATGAACATCTGGAAGTGGATAATTTTCTATTTCAGAAAAATATTTTGATATGTCATCTATATTGTAATTAACAACAACATCACCATCAATCCAAATAAAATTTTCAAAATTTTCTTTTAAGGATTCAATACACGCATATTGTTTCCAATACCATTTATCATGCTCGGAATATTTTGGTGTTTCCAATTTACGAGCTATTACATTTGGGTGATTAAACGGTACTTCACAATCTATACCATATACTAAAATTTTTCTATCTGAAAATTTATTTAATGATATTACTAATTTTTCTATTAAACTCATGTAATTTAAATTACCACAAGTTACAAATGCAAAATCATCAATATATGTTTTTTGTTCCATTTTTATTTCCGGTTTTATTAACAGTTCGTCAATATATGATTTTGCTGTTATTGCAGCATTTTTCCAATCAAAATTTTTTCTTATAGATTTAGAATCTTCTATTGCCTTATTTTTATATTCTTCATAATTTTCAAAAACCATTCTCATTTTTAATTTTAAATCATCATAATCTGGTTCACAAAAATTACCAGGAGCATCTTTTATCCAAGATTCATTGTTATCAACAGCGGCTGGTATTTCACCTTTTATTTTTATAGGTATTCCCTTTCCTTCTGCAAATTGTAACTGTGCTCCCCATTCTGAATATGTAGATGGTATTCCACAGGCCATTGCTTCTATTAGTGGTAAATTCCAACCTTCGCTTCTTGCACAAGATAAAAATACATCTGCTGTATGTAGTAACTCAATATATTTTTCTTTTGATTGGTGATGTATTATTTTAATATTTTTATGATTTATACCAAATTTATCAAGTCTTTGCTGTGTATTCGATAATCCATCTGTTGCAAAAGGATTATCAACGCTTATCAATAATTCTACATTTTCTTTTTCAGAAAAAGTATTAGCAAATGATTGTATTATTTCCCTTATTGATTTTCTATAATCCCATCTACCAACCAATAAAAATCTAAAAGTTTTATTTTTTGTTTTTTGTTTTTTTGGTTTGTATATGTTAATATCAACCCCTTCAGGAACTACTTTTACTTTATGTTCTGATATACCCTGATTAATAGTACATTGTCTTTGCCATTCAGATGGAACCCATACTTGATCAAAACGTTTTAAATTTTCAAAAAATTGTTGTGGCTGTAATGTAGTCTCCCAAACGTTATATGCAATTTTTTTACCACTATAATTTTCATAAAAATAATGATGATTATTGTCATTTAATATTATATGAACGTCAGGTGTACCTTCATTTTTATATGAAGTGTATAGGGGAAATTCACTATTACCATCAGGTGTTCTTAATGTTTGTTCAATCAACATTGTTTTTACATCATCAGTCAAACCAAATTCTTCATTGTGTGGTTCATCATTTTGATAACCTTTCCAATTTGGTCCAACCGACCAATTTCTAACCTGCACTGGATAAATTGAATGTAACTCTTTAAAAAAATTTAATGCGTGAGTATTGTAGCCGGTATCACCTATCAACGAGGTGTGAGCTTTTATTATAGGCATAAAAAACGAAACCCTTATATTATTATTTTTATTTACAAATATATGTATACGTTACTTCCTGATGTCATAATACTACCAACTTGTGGCAAACTAGAATTAGAACTACCGGATGGGATTACCAAACTTCCTGTAAAAGAATGAATACCACTAAATGATCCGGTTCCATGAGTTTCTAAATTAAAAGTTTCTATTGTTCCGGAAACAGCAAGAGCAGTTACAAGTGATCCTGTTCCATCTAGCAGTGTTTTATCGTCTACCGGATCAGTTTGAATTATTCGATAAAAAGATTCAGATATGCTTAGATTGGTTAAATCTCTTTGTGTACTTGACATTTATATCTCCAATTTTACATATAAATATATGATAAAATTTTTTAAGCATATATTTTTGAATAACCATTTTCTTTTTTTATTTCAATTTGATTATCAACAATATCCTTAACAACATCAATGTGTGAAATTATGATAACAAAGTCGAATTGAGTTTTTAGGTATTCTAAAAATAAAGAAAAGTTAGTTAAAACGTTTGGATCCATAACACCTAAACCTTCATCTATCGCTATGAAATTAGGTCTTGGTAGTGATGAAACTTGAACTAAAGCATTTCTTATTGCAAGTGATGATATAAATTTTTCCATCCCACTCGATAACTCCAATGGCCAAAACTTTTCATCATCATATACGATATAAGTGTTTATACTCTTACCATCAGTATCAAAAAGAACTTGAAAATCAACTATTTGAGAAAGAATATTATTTGTTTCTGTTTGTATTCTTGGTAGTGCATCGGAAATCAATTCATATGGAACACCATTTCTATTAACTGCCTTTAAGTAATAATCGTAAGCATAAAACTCTTTTTCAAGTTCTTTTAATTTTTCTAAAGACCTTTCACATTCTAATATTGTTTGTTCATTTATTTTTAAATTACCACTTGTTTCTATTATTTCTTCCTCTAATGATTTAATTTCTTCCGATGCAATTTCTTTTTCTTTTGTAATATCCGCCAATATAGATTTAATTTTTATATTATTTTCAACTATAATCTGATTACTTTCTATTTTTTCAAGTTTTATTTTTAATGTATTGCATTTTAATTCAATTAATGATTTTTCTTCCTTCTTTTCCAGTAATTCTTTTTTTAAATTTAGAGTAAAATTTTCTGTTTCTGATAATTTTTTCTTTAATTGAATTAACTTATCAAATGATTGATATACCGATTCATTTTCATCTAATTCTGTTTTTATGTAATTCACTTCATATTTTAGTTCATCTCTATCTTGTTGTAATCCCCACAATAATCTTTTTGCTTCTTCGGCATCTTTAACAAAAACATTATTAACACAATACTGACAATTAGGATCGTATTCGTGACTTTTTAAATTATCTATTTTTTTAACACAATGATCCAATCTTAATTCTGCATTTGATAATTCTGATTGTTTTTTAGCAAGAAATTTTGTTTTGTTATCTAAATGATCTTTTTTATTTATCAATTCTTCTTCGTCATATTCCAAAATTATTTTTTTAAGTTCTTCTATTTTTTTATCGTATGATGATAAATCAAACTCAATATCTACTATTTCTGCATTTGTAAATAATAATTTTTTTCTACAATTTTCTATTTTTTCATTAAGATTGCCAATACTTTCAGTATCATCTATGTCTTCTATTTCTTCTATATTTACAATTTTTCTATTCAATTCTACAATTTCATTATTGATTTCTTCATTTCTTCTTTTCAAGTATTCACGCTGACTTGTCAATTCATCCATTTTGTCAAAACATTCTTTGTATTTTACTTTTGAATTTGCAATCTTTGTAGAGTAATCTTGTTTACCAAATTCTTTTATCAATGCTTGAACTTCTTTTACTTCTTCAGTTGCAATTGAATTTAATTCTTCAAATAAATCCAAATCCAAAAATTGTGCCAACAGGTCTTTTCTTTCTCTTTGTGCCTTATCTACAAAATTTGTATTGTTACCTTGAACAGACATTGCCGTTAAAATAAAATCATCGTATGTTCCAATATATTTTCTTATTGTAAAATTTGTTCCGTCTCTATCTTCACCGTTTAGAGAATGTTTATCACCGTCTTTTATGTAATAAAAATTTACAATAACTTTAGCGTTTCCTTTTTTATCTCTCGTTGCAACCCTTTCAATATAATAATCTATTTCACCAATCATAAAATGTAATTTACACTTAAAAGTGTTTTGTCTATTATTCATCACTTGTGATGCCTTAAATGTTCTCGAACACTTATCGAATAAACAAAACATTAGTGCATCTAATATTGATGATTTGCCACTAGCATTTGGTGCAAACAATCCGTAAATACCATTCATAGTATCGAAGTTTACAACGTTTCCTTCACCATATGAGAACATATTATCAAATTCAAATCGTATTGGTTGCCATACAACATTACGAACTATATCAGTATCTTTTAATTTTTTATTTATTTTTGAATTTACATCTTCTACTTTGTTTAATATATCATAAGTTACACTAAATTTATTTTTTATGAATGTTTTTATCAGTTTGTTTTGATAACTAATGTCTCGTATGTCACCAATTATTTTATTAGTTATGTTATTATTATTTGTCAGTTTATTGCTTACCCTTTGAACACGAATATCAACAACATTTATTTTTGTTTTTATATCCGTGATTATATTGAATAAGTCTGAATTATTTGTGTTTGTAGATTTAATTCTTACTATATTATTTTTGGAATAGTTTGAACTATCTCTTGTAATTTTACCGTCCTCAACTTCTATTGTATGAAAAGACCAATCATTTTTTATTTCAATAAATTTTGATTTACCATTTTTAATATCCCATTCTATAATACCGTGTTCAAGTCCTTCACCAAAATTTTGTTGTATGAGTGAACCTGCATAAGCAAATTTACAACCAATATCAAGATATTGAAACTTATGTATATCGCCAAACATACCGTAATCATATCCATCAAATTTTTCCATAGTCAAACTTTTATTCTTCATAAAAGTTCCCATGTCTGTTGATGCCATATCTATTGCACCGTGAAATAAAACTATTTTGGTATTATCGGATTCAACATTTTCAGCAAGAATAAAATTTTCTGGCTTTTCATAAACAGAATTTAGAACAAAGTCTACATTTTTTAGTGTATAGACTCCAGTTTCTTTTAGGTAAAATAATGTATTGAAATCACTATTTATCATTGAAACAATCGGTGAAAGTGCATCCATTCTCGATCTATTGTTCAAATTACAATCGTGATTACCAGCTATCAAAATTGTTGGTGCAATTCTTGAAAGAGTATCAAGAAATTCAGTAACCAAATCAATCAATTCAGGTGTCATATCTGTTTTAGAATGAACAATATCACCGGCAAGGTAAATTATTGTATTAGGATTTTCTTTTACTTTTTCGTTACAAAAAGTATACAGTTTATCAAATACTATTCTATATTCTTCGTGTCTTTTGTAATTACGAATGTGAACATCAGCAATGTGTAAAATGTTATCTACTTGTGAAATTTTACTTGTCCATAGTTTTTCTTTAAGCATATAATATCCTTTGTTTAATTATATCATAACTGTCTGTTGATGGTGTTACCGATTTTAAACTTGAAAAGTCTTGAAAACCCATTTCATTTATATCTTTACTTTGCATTTGAACTATTGATACATTTATTCCTTCTGAAAGAAGTGATGACGATATTTTTATTGCATCTGAATAAGCATCATTGTCAAGTGCAACAATTACTTTTGGTGGTTTACGAAGTAAAATTCTTTCTCGAAGTTTTGGTTGAATTATTTTGCCGAAGAGTGGAACTGCATTATATCTGGCAGTAATTGCATCAAATACACCCTCAACGAGTGTAACCGGTTCATCCCAATCAATAAAACAATCAAATCCAATAACATCTTTACTCCATTTTGGATTTTTATATTTTAGTGTATCTTCTTCAAATATAGAACGAGAAACAAAAAAGTTTAGATTGAAGTTTTCATCATACGATGGAACAATTATTCTACCAGAATAACTACCATTAGGACAATATCCAATACCGTAACGAAGTATATCTGTTCTACCAATTCCTCTTGATTTCAAATAATTTAATGCTTGTTTCATTTGCATCTTTACTTGAATATCTTTTATTCTTGGAAATTCATATAGACGGATAAATTCTTTTGGTAAAACTAATGTTTCTATTGTTTCAGTTTTATCTTTGATGTATAGATTTTTCGTTTTTAGGATTTTATTTAGGTCATCAAGATATTGTTTGCCAGCTTTTACTTTTTTGAAAAGAGAAACTATACTTCTACCCTTAGCATTACTAACCCAACAATGCCATGGATTTTCACCGTTATTATTTACAGTTAAATCTATTTCAAGTTTTGGTTTGTAATGACTTATGAACGGTGAAAAAAACGAATAGTTATTACCAGACGTTCTTCTGCCTTTACCCAAAACCTTTTCTATCAGAGATAACAAATCGTAGTTTATCATAACCACACTTTAAGGAAAATAATACTTGTAACAAATATAAGAAAAATTTGTCACAATTACAAGCATTCTTTTAACCAATCATTAGGAATTTCTTTCTTTGCCCAACGCCACCCTTTTTTATCACAGTATTGTGCATAAGTAGTTTTACTACCTTTGTATAATTTAGCATTTGGATTTTGGAATATAAAACGAATATCTATATCTGGATATTGTTCAAATATCAAATCAAATTTCAATCGGTCTGTTTTAACCCATCTACCTTTTGTTTCGATATACATTTTATTTCCATCAATTTTGTTTAGAACAAAATCTGGAGTATAATTGTGTTTTGTTTGGGGTTGTATGTAAGATATTTTTTCACTTTCGTAACTAAATGATTTACCGTTTTCTTTAAGCATATCATTTACAGTATCTTCTAATCCACTACGAAAACCGTGTTTTATTGCAACTTGATTTCTACGCATATTACATATCAAACCTAATTATTACATTTATATCTATATCTTTTCTTTTCTTTATTGGTGTTGCCATTTTAGCAATAGCAACTAAATCATTGTTGTCATTGTATAATCCAATACTTGTAACATACGGTGAAAAGGCAGAACCTGTAACAAATGGTCTAACATTATATGATTTATTATATTTTACAAATGTTGTTGGATTTTGAGTGCTATTAAATTCTCCTCTTGGAATTTTACAAACAACTTCATGTTCATATAAAGTAGTAGTTGTTTTTAATGATGACTCAAAACCATACTCCAATCCTTCATAATCAAATCTTCCATTTTTACCTAATAATAAATTTTTATATTTTGGTCTTGGATCCGATATTGTTATTATTCCTTGATCATAAAATATATTACCTATTTGATTTGTTTGATATGCATAACCATTTGCATAACTATTATCACTTAAACCTTCAATTTCAATTTCAGTTAATGGTTTACTATAAATCCTTATTTCATCCATCTTACCATAATAATAATTTTTATCTGTTCCGTTTCCACCTATGTAAAAATTATTATTATTTTGTACATTATCTGCTATTGTAAATGAATCCGATGAAACCAATTCACCGTTTAACCAAATTTCATATACATCATTATTTTTTTGACAAACAACATGATTCCAAACACTAGCCGTTAATTCTGGACTTATTAATTCTAAAGTTTGTATTCCAGAAGACTGTTTAAAATTTATAGTGTTTGGGTTTTGAGAATTATGATTATTTAATTCTATATCAAATGGATATTGGGTAGATGTTAATACAGAATCTACTGAAAATGTTCCTGTATTATTTTTAGAACCATCTACCATCTTTATAGTTTTTTTATCAAATAAAGGATTGGAATTAAAATTTTGTACAGACTGTGTTGGTGGTATGTTTAACCAAAAACTAATTGCAAAATTAAATTCATTTGGAAAATTGAACAATTCTGAATTTTCTACACGAAGATATGATTCTGAAAAATTAGCACAAACACCTGAATTATCTAATCCCTCTTTTGTTACTATTCCAGGATGATACGATATTTTTTTTGGATTTACTACGGTTACTTTATTTAAATTATCCGAATAATCTAGTACATAATTTAATTTTTTATTTATTAAATTGTATTCTCTATATTTTTCATTAAAACCAATATAAATTAAATTATGTTTTTTACTTACAAATTTGTTAGAATCAAATGTTGTATCTAAAATGCTACCAAATCCGTCATCTATTACATCAAATTTCAATACACTTTCATTATTAAAGTTTGATAATTTAAAACTATTTTTTACAACACCTTCACCGTAAAAAGTTCTTGGTAAAAGCAATACGGACCCAGTTTCAGAAAGATAACTGTTTGAATCAAAATCTGTAATTGTTGCAGAATGTCTACTTTCATTATAGTCTTTGTAAAAATTATGATCAACATAGTACCATATTAATTTTGGATCTATTGTTTGATATTCAAAATCATTAGAATACAATGATGATGAAACATTTAATATATTTCCAAAATATTTATCATTTTCTGGATAATAAAATCTAAATACACCTATTTCTTTACCATCAATATTTGTAAATCTAGATGATGGTTTTATTGTTATCTCTGTTGTACCTAATTGTTGAATCCAAGCATAAATCATTGCAGCAAACGTTGAACTTGCATTTCCCCAAACAATATCTACTTCTTCCTTTAAATCATCTGCAGGTCTTATTACATCATCAGATGAATAATACCAAGTTTTATTAGCAACAAATGGTCTAACATTATAGTCACCATTTCTCAATTTTTTCATAAAAATATTTATGCCGGTTGTATTCATTAATTGGTTCTAATTTTTATATTAAAAATATATTCATGTCCACTATCTTTTAATAGTGGTTTTCTTAATTTAGCAACAGCAAGAAGTTCTTTTGCATCGTTGTACAAACCAACTGTTGTTATGTATGTTTTTGATGTTGCATTAACAACATCGTAATAAAACTTTCTATCAGAGCCGCTAATATATGTATAATTATTAGTATAATTAAATTGATTTTTGTAAATTCTACAAAAGAAATTTAAATCGGAATATAGTTCTGCTGATCTACAATACCAATATTCGTGATTTGTTCTAACATTATTTGGTGATAAAGAACCACTTATAGATAAAAATAATTTATTTATATTATCACCATCAATTGAAGCGGTTACGGTATTAAAAGAACAAGAATAATCTAAAGTTTTTCCATCCAAAATAATAAGACCCTTATTTGGAAATACCAATCCCCATATATCTAAATTATCATCTTCTGATAATCCTTGTTGTATTGTACCTTCAACTAAAGAATAATATTCATTTATATCATAAGTTATATCATTGTAAGTTTTTGTAATTCTACTATCATCTATTAGTGTAAAAATTTTGTTAGAATTTTGATCGGATATAAAATTACTACCAGTATTTACCAATTGATCAGAACTGGACGATAAAGGTGATAGAGATATTTGTAATGTTGTGTTGTCTAATCTATCTTTAAAAGCATTTCTATCAAATTCTATAACATAAAAATACTCACTTGTTTTTCCATTTTTAAATGTAAGAATATCTGCATTACCAAAACAATCTGCCATGTATTTTTTATACATAACTTTTGCAGGATATAATTCTGTATTTTCTTTTACAAATGTTGAACCTAAACCATCTTTGTGGGCATAAGATATATCAAAAACTTTTGAAAAATTATTATCAATACTATTTTTTGTATTAATAGACATATAATATTTTTTATGATTGTCTATTACTGAACTTGTAAAAAATGAATTACATCTATCATTATTTATATTAAATAATGGTTTTGTTACATAATATTTATCTGAATATTTAATATCAGCATTTGTACTTATTAATTGTTTATATGAGTATATGGAATTTTCATCAATGGGTGGAATATCTATTGTAATAAACGGTGAAGTTTCATAAACATTTTGAATAGATTGATTATCAAGTAATGTATCTATTGGTTCCGTATTATTTATTTGATCTATTACATTTATATTACCATTTCCATCTCTAGATACAACATAAAAAACATTATTAGTATCTATTTCTGGATTTAAAAAATTACTTAAAACGAATTTTTCAGAATGAACTATACTGTTAAAAACATCAAGATTAAATACAACATTTTCCCTATTTGGTAATGAATTTTTTAATTGAAAATCAACATAATCCATTAACAATTTTATTACTTTTATTGAAATATTATTATTTTTACTTGAAATTTTTGAATGCCTGTCCACTAACAACTTGTCTAAAAAATTTGATCTATCTTGAAAAAATCGTGTTAATATTGCTTGTTGATCTTCAAGTGTATCTGTTTCCCCGCCACCATTATCAACACTGGTACCATCTATGTTTATATCTGTATTATTTATTGTAAAAAATTTATTATCACCATTAACAATTTCCAAGAAAAAATCACTTGCAACAACATCCTCTACTAATTCAATATCTGTTACTGCCGGATCAATTTTGTAAATTTCTTCATTAAGTAATATATCTAGTATATTTTCTTCCATTAATTTAAATTGATCATTTTCGTTAATGGTATCAAACATAAAGTTATACATTTTTCCATATTTTTCTTTTTCTTTTCTTTTTTCATTTATCCAAGGTATAGGATTAAATTTAGTAACAACATCTGTTGGTGAAATTTTTTGATTAGACATTTCTTCAAAATATTCTTCAAGATGTTGTAGCATTAAATCAGGAACTAAAAACACAAATGGTGTGTATTCTGCGTTTGTATTTTTGTAAAAATCAGAGTAAACTAAATTATTTCTATCATTTATATCAATAGAATAACTATCCCATTCATTTGATATTTTTACAGAACTAAATTCTATTTGATCTGGATATTCCGTGTCAAATAAAAATAATACTGGTAATGTTTTTAAAAAATCAATAGATATTCTTGTTTCTTTTTCTAATTTTAATAATTGCTCATCTGTTAAGTAATGTAATTTGTAATACTTTTTAGAAAAACCAATATCATATGGAATTTTTTTACTTAAATCATTTAAAACTGTTTGAGTTTCTTGTTGTCTTGGCCAAATAATATTTTTGTTTGAAGTAAAATATATGTTTTTTTGACAAGATAAACTGCCTGATGGAAATGATATACCATTGTAAACATAATTACTACCAGAAATATTTTGATTTATACAAACTTCTGTATTAGTAACATTTGTTACTTTTATAGATTTTCCTATATTTTTTATTACAAAAACTGATATAGAACTTGTTGGATTTGTTAGAGTAAATTGGGTTTCATCTGGAGTTTCATCAACAACATCTCTTATTCTTGATTCTAATAATCCTGTAACTGGATTTATTATGTAAACATTATTGTCCTGAACTCCCAACGAAACATTTTTTCGTAAGTTATCGCCGTCATTATCTGCTCTTTCTTCTATAAAAGAACCGATGTAACCACTACTTGTAACTTCAAATTCTTTCACAATTTTACCAATTTAATCGTATTTTTATTAAAATATCTTTATTAGGTGTCTTTAATATCGGTTTACTTAATTTAGCAACTGCAAGTAATTCTTTTGCATCATTGTATAATCCAACTGTTGTTATGTATGTTGTTGGGTTATATTTAAAATAGTTGTATTTTATTATATTGTTATTTACAATATTTTGATCAACCATTGTTGGATTGTTTGAATAATTTGCAGAACCAGCTGTTACTTTAACAAAATAATGATTTGATTTATTATTTTTTGAAGCTCTTGCCTTTAAGTCATATCCTAAAGCGGCAGCACCACTTATTGATGTAAATAATTTATATGAATTATCTGAATTTAAATTGAATGTCAATCCACTAGAAAAATCTAATTCATTATCTAATTTTTCAGCATCAAATATTATTATGCCCAAACTTGGATAAACTTTACCATATGTTGTTATGTTTGAATTTGTTTCTATACTTCCTGTTCCAGAATCATGTATTCCGTTACTTAAACTACCACTAACTATATCAAACGATGTAAATGAATAATCATTTGAAAATTCTGATTCTAAAATATCTTTTGAATTATCGATAAATGACATTATATTATTTGACATTGGATTTAAAGATTTTAAATTTATTTCAAAGTTACCAGGATCAATTCTATCAGATAAAGAATCTCTATTGAAATTAATTACATAAATATCACCTCTTGTTCCAAGAGTTCCATTTGTATAAAATTTAAATTCTGTTTCATTTGAGTCTAATGTCAATAATCTAGCTTGACTATAAATTGCACGTGTTGGTGAATCATTGGTTTCATATCCTTCATATAATGATCCGGAACCGTTTTTATTACCATAAGCAACGGAAAAATATGATATTGGTTTTTGATTCTGACAAACCGATGTATCTACTATTTCATAATAGTATTTTTTTTGAAGTTCATTTTGAGTAGAACTTGTGTGGTATGTTTCTGGTGACTGTTTTTTATTAAAAGATCCAACAGATTTTAAATTATCTCTGCCAACAATAACATCTGTTCCAACATGAAATGGATGAAAAACTTTTACAGGAGTATCAATACAATCTGCTTTTGTTATTTTTCTATTTAATTTTATTCCAGGACCTAAACCACTATAATTTTGTGTTGATAAAACTTCAGGACCTTTAATATATCCTCTTTCACCTGGGTGTTTATAGTCTGCATATTTTTTAAATATTTTACTTGTTTGTAATTCATAACAACCATTAAAATCAGACATATCAACATACGGTTCTTGTTCTCTTGCAATATCAATTGGTATACAGTTTTCACTAAATCCAATTTCTGTTCCTGCAAATTCTACATCTTCCCACACTTCAAATGTAGTACCTCTGTTAAAAAATTCTGTCTCGGATTCTCTCCATTCATATTCTGTAAAATTTCCAGAAATACATTCCAGCTCAACTTCCCATCTTCTTTCCCAATTGTAACCACGAACATATTTAGTTCTAAATCCTCTATAACAAGGATCATTTGGCAATCTTTCTGGAAGTCCAGGTCTACTTAATAATTTTACTATTTCATCACCAACAGGTCTTGTTTGAATTGTTTGTCTTTCTGATGTAATAAAACATCCTGTTCTTGGTTGAAGACAATTTAATCTACCAAAAGATTTTTTTGAAATAAATCCAATGTTTAATTGTCTAACATAATTTCCTGAAATATCTGAATTTAAATCTACTATTGAAGCGTTTATTAAATTTGGTGAACGTCTTTGTCTATTTTCACTAAAACCACCATATATTTTTACTCCATTCTTTGAAGTCAATTGATTAGATAAAACTTTTTGTATGTATACTCTATCTGTATCGTTTCCTCTTTGACATGATGTTTGGTTGGGTTTATTTGAATCAAATGTTCCCCAATATGATTGATTTATTTCAATTTCTTCTTTTAATTCCATTATGGAATCATTAAAATTCTTCAATCCAAGTGTATTTGTTATAGAAATTCCAGGAGCAATTTGATTATTTTGTATGTCATACTGTTCTTTTACAACAGATGACCAATTTTCTAAATCCGTTGAATCATCTAAATCATAATAATATTGATATGTAGGTCTTAATCCACCTAAAAAATCATTGCAATTTTCATACCAAAATGATCCAATTCCTTTTGAAATTATTACATCGGATAATAATAGTTTTTGTACTTGTTTATCCTCACCGACTGGTGTATAACATTGCCAAATATCAGCAACGAGAGCAGCTCTAAATTTTGTTGTTTCATTATCAAAATAAGGAGAATTTATATCTGGATTATTTTTTGAACTATAAAATATTTCTCTAATATTTTTTAGTGTTAGTATTCTAAAAGTACCAGTTTTTCTTTTTGCTAAAATTTTACCAACACCAGTATCTACAACGGGCAGTGCATTTCCTTTTATTGATGCAACATTTGAACCACCTTTTGTGTTACTTACAAATCTAATTGTTGCAGATATTGGATATAATCCTGTTGGTGAAAATTTTACGTCAAATGATTTTGTTTCATTAGGTTTTATTGTTAAAGGTATATCAGATGTTATATCCGGCCAAGATACTGGTGATAAAATATCGTATGATATATTTTTTCCAAAACCAGTGTATCCTGTTATTACTAAATCTATGTTACCAGTGTTTTTTATTGTTAATGGTAAAATTGTTTCAGTATTTAATATTATATTACCGAAATCTATACCAATTACTTCTATTACTGCTTTATTTTCAACCGGTGGTGGTATATCGCTCGGAACAATAGCTATAACAGCAGCCAATTGATCTAAATATTCCAGTCGTTTTGCTTCAGCATCAACTGTTAATAAAGAATATTCTTCTTGTGTTATTTCGGTATTAATAAGTCTTCTGCGAATTAAATCTAATTCTGTTTCTATACTTGCAATTAATGCCTCTAACCTTTTAATTTCTGCTTCTTTTTCAGCTCTTGTCATCTATAATCACCTTAATAATCTAATTTAATTTTTATGATCACTTCCGAACTTGATGTCTTTTTAATTGGTTTACTCAATTTAGCAACAGCCAATAATTCTCTTTCACTATTATACAAACCAACAGTTGATATGTATGTTACATTTCTATTCACATTTGTTAAACCACGTGAATTTACTCCTTGACCAGATGACAATAATAATGGTTTTATTAATTGTTCACTACCAGATTCATAATAGGTTATATTATTACTATAATTAAATTCACCATTACCAATTCTTGCAAAATATATTGTAGAATTTATACTCTCCAATGTTCTGCCTTTTGGTGCATTACTAGATGTTACTGCAAGTGCACCACTAATAGATGTAAATAATCTATAAGCATTTTCTGTACCACTTGATGTTGCTGGTGAACGATTTGTATACATTGAAGCAGAAACATCTAATGCCTTACCATTTAATACTATGAGACCTGCATCTGGATAAACAATCCCAAATGGAATTGATGAATTTGGTCCTGAATAGATACCTCCCATCAAACTACCACTATAAACATAATAGTATTGTCCACCTGGACCGCTTCTTACAAAATTATTTGTTTGTTGATATAATCGACTTAATGATTCATCCACCAATTTAGTTACAGATGTTCCATCGGTTTGAATTTGAAAAGAACTACTCATTGAATGTAAACAAATTTCCCAAGATCCTGGTGCAAGTTTTTCTTTGTATCTAGATCTATTTACATTTATTACATATACGTATTCTGATGTTTCTGTGTATACATCAATCTCATTGCCTAAACTATCTTGCCCTCTATTTTGTGAAACAAATTCAAACAAATTTGTTTCAGAATTTAGTAAAAGTTGTTTGTATTGTGAATACATTACTTTTGATTCTAGCAAATATGAATCTCCTCCTGATCCTGATGAAGATCCGCTATTTAAATAATCGCAATAAACTATACTAAATTGTTTTTCTGATCTACTTCCTGTGTTATTATACACATCCAAATAATACAATTTTTGTAAATATGATTGTATTGAACTTGTGTATACCGATTCTAAAGATGTTTTATTACCCGACCATAGTGGCCTTGAAATATAATCTCTCCTATCGTAAGAAATTGAACCTGTTTCAAAATCTTTGTAAACATAACTTTGTGCTAGTATTTCTGCCATAGATTAATACTCTAATTTAACTGTTACAGAAATTTCACTACTAAATGATTTTTGTAAAGGTTTACTTAATTTAGCAACAGCAAGTAAATCTTTATTATCATTATACAAACCAATTGTAGTAACATATGTGTATGGATTGTAAATAAAACTATCAAAATATGGTCTATTAAATTTTCCTTTTGTTATATCTTTATTTGAAAACGTTGGATTATTTGAGTAATTCATTTCGTTTCCGTTTACTCTAATAAAAATAGATTCTTGATGTTTTACAATAACAGACCTAGCTATAAATCCTTTTGAACGATTTGATGCAGATCCACTCAATGCTGTAAATAATTTCATTATATTTTCACCATCTGCATTACTACTTGTTACCGTATTAAATGATGCGGATAAGTTTAATTTATCAGCAGATACTAGTATAACTCCTTGTTCTGGATAAACCTTTCCATAATAATGAGGTGATGATGCATTGTATATTCCATTTGCAATACTACCACTAACTAAATTACGTGCAATTGATGGTTTCTGACTACTCTCTATTATATCAAGTGCATCCAGTGAATCATCTATTAATGAAATTACTTTATTAGAAGATGAAACTGCAACATTACTTCCAGTATAATCACTATTTGTAAAAGCATTACCATTTAATTCTATTATATTTAATTCAAAATTTCCTGGATCTAACTTGTCACCAAATCTATGTCTATTTATATTAATTGCATAAAAATGATCAACACTTTCACTATTTTGAAGAACAAATCCTGATCCTGTTTCGTCTCCATCTAAACATAAAAGTTTATATTGAGAATAAACTGCACGTGTTGGTGTATCTCTTACTTGTCCAAGAACATCAAAAGCATCACTTACATATTTTGATCCAAGACCATTTTTATTTCCGTATGCAATAGAAAACATTTCGTTTTCTTTTGTATTAACAGATGCAGTTTGCCATACTTGAACATAGTATTCTTTTGATTTACTATTTTGTACAGAACTTGTATTAAAAGAAAGTAAAGTTCCAGAATATGAAGACCACAATCCTTTTGTATAAAGATATGTGTAAATATCATTACCAACTAAATTATCAGCTTCATTTCTAGATACCGGTTTAAAAATATTTGACATAGACTAATCCAGATTAAATTTAATAACTACATACAATTAAAATTATGGAGTTGTATTATTTGTAAATGTTGTTGTTACTGCCTGTGAAATTTTTATAGGAATAACAAATCTTGCACCCGTTTGATTACCACTAATAATCAATTTGGTAGTTGCAACTGAACCTTGTGGTAGTTCTGTTCCTGTTGCCACAATAACTACTCCTTGGGAAGAAGCAACATCTGGAACTGAAACCGATCTACCTGCTAACATAGTAGTTTCTGTTGAAAATGTTGCATACGTATTATCTAATATATGATATGAGTATGAACTATTTGGATCGGTAATTTGTCCAGTAGAACTTAATTGAATTGTTCTTGGTTTTATAGGTCTTCCTAATACCTGTGTGGTTCTATTTGTTGTTAATTCTATAACGCCTGCCTGAAGACCCTCGCTTCTTGGATCAATATAAGGTATTTGAGTTGTACCTTGTGGCATTGTTATTAATTTATATTTAAGTGATTGAGTTTCATCAGGTACTGCTTCGGTTATTGGCATATTCTCAATAACTGCACCATAATAATCTGTACCACCTGGATGTGAAGGATTCCATAAATCATAATCAATTTCATCATCTGCAAGAGCAAATTGTGTAATATTGAATTGATTTCTTCCTTTTGCTAATAACTCTCGACCTTTTTTTGTCAATATTGCATCTACCGTAATGGTAGTATTATCTAAATAACCCATAATCAGGCACTCCTAAAAAATTATATCTGTAAACAATCTAAATAATAAATAGTCATCTTTATGAATAAATATCATAATATGTAATTTTACTATTAAATTTTAACCACACTTTATTGAATTTGTGGGAAAAATATACTATTTGGAACTTTTGGTCTACTTAAATCTATAAACATTCTTTGTGTAAATCCGTAATCAGGTCCTATATTTGGTACATTATTATTTGATCCAGACCATATTAAAACCCAAGGAAAAGATCTTATATGTTCTGGAGATCCAGGATAATTTAAATATTTTTTTGTTCCAACAATTACGGACTCTTGTAGATAAGTTGGTGAAAACAAATTTTTATCACTTAAATCTGGATGGTTAGTATCTAATATTATTATTCTTGGTGCACTATCTGTCATTCCATAAACATTTTTATTTGTTGCATCTGTAAAATAGTTTCCTCTTATTGCAGTTTTCCAATACTCACTTTTTGGAAAAACATTATTTTCAACTAAATTATATGAACTACTTGGTATCCAGTCATATATTTTATTGTAAACTAAAGATAATTTATTATTTTTTTCATGTGTAGGTCTTTCAAAATTTTCGTATATTTGTGTAAATTCTGTATAATCTTTTATGGGTGATATTATTTGGGTTAAACTTTCTAAAACTTTTTTATATGGATATGCATAATCATTACAACCAAAAAAATCTCTATTTTTCTTTGGTAAATTTAAAGAATTTGGATGTATGTATGATGAACCACTTATTAATTTATATCCATTATTTTTTAAATAAGTTTTACTTTGTATTGGATATACAGTATCATAATAATTTGTTTGTTCGTAATTTGATATTTCATTTTGGTTTGAACCAAAAATAAAAATTTCTTTATCTGATGAATTAAATTTTAAATTAAAATTAGCATAACCATTTACGTTTATTATATTTGATTTTACATTTAATTTATCAGAAAATTTTATTTTACTAGGTATTGATTGAGTTTTTAAAATTATATTATTATCTGTTAATTCTGTTTTTAATGTAGATCCGTACGATTTATATTTTACATCAAATCTTCCATTTCCACTTTTACCATCTATAAAATCAAAAAGTTTTATTTTTACATTTTTATTTATTGCCTCTCCACCCTTTTTAATTTGAACATCATGTTCTCCTTCTTTAATATTTTCATCAGTTTCTGTTAATATATCTGTGTAAATTTCTTTTTCTGTTTCTATATCATCCAATTTAATAATATCTCCATCATCAAATCCTATAAACAAAGTTGTATTTTTTGTTGGGTAATATGTATTATTTGTACTTGGAAAAATATTAATATCATTTGATTCTTGATAATGTTCTGTATTTCCAGACATTCCACGAACTGGAAGTGTTTTTGATCTTTCTAAAATATTTGGTTCAATTACAAGTCCCAATATTTCATTAGTTCTAATTGGAATTGTTTGTGCAATTTGTTCAAATACACTAAAATCAAATTGTGATATTATACTAATATATGCATTAAAATCATTTCTATTATCATACTTTTGCCAATATTCGTTTGCAAACATTTTTAAATTGGTATATTCGTCTGATTGTATTGTAGAGTAATCACCTATAAATTCACTAATGTCTATACCACCTATTGCCTCGTAAATATCTTCATTTATTATATGTTGTGGTGAAAATGCCACCATCAATCTATTTGAATCTAAAGAATTTCTTTTTAGTGAAGTTCTTTCATATGAATTATGCATACTTAATGCACCACCCAAAGATGAAGATTCTATTCTAATTTTTTGTCCGTAATCAGAATGTGCACCTACACTAGCAACTTCCATTAAATACATTTCGGTTAATGGCTCAAATGATTCACTTGTAAATCCTAACAATATTGCATCTTTTGAAGAAGTTTCAAAGTTTTTATATTTTTGATTTGGATGACTACTTGATAAACTGTTTGTCACAAATAAATCAAATGGTTGCCAAAATTTCCATTGGGCTTGCAAATCATAAAATGAAGAAGTTGCATCATTTCCATTATATGATCTAGCTGATAATACATGATTATTAAATGAATCTTGTAATAATGCATTTGACCAATATCTTAATTCAAAAATTGAACCAGTTATTGGTGTTTGTGTTAAATTATTTATTCCTGATCCAATATAAAGTTTACCGTTTGAACTCCAAGATTCATTAAATTTAGATTCAATTGTACCGTCAATACTAATTGATCCTGATTTTTCTATTGCAAGTTTTCCATATTTTTCAGTTTTTAAAATAAACTCATATGTTTGATTTGAACCAGTTTGATCAGTTTGATTTAAACGTTTTATTAAAATATTTAAAGGTGTGTCATCAAAAAGGTATTCATCTACTATTGATGTAGATTTTAAATTTGAACCACTTGAAATATAAAATGTAAGTGATCCTTTTTGAGGATCAGTACCATTATTGTTTATAGTTACAAACCAATCAGCACCATTTGATGAACTTTTTTGAAGTACAGTTTGATGTTCTGTTCCAGTGTAATTGTATAACTGATCCGGTTCCATTTTCCATCTAAATGAAACTGAATCTGGATATAACCAATTATTATTGTAATTTACTTTTTCCCAAGGAACAGTTGCCTTTTGACTGCTTGATGAAACAAAACCTTCTATATTTAAATAATACGTTGGTTTTTCATACCATTTCTTCTTAAAATCGTATGTTTTTTCACTATAAGAACCGCCGTATTCTCTTATACTCAATAATGTTTGTGGTATACCATAAGCAGCAAGTAAAGCATTTATACCACGTGAAGTTCCTTTTGTTCTATAAATGTATGGTAAATTGTTTAAAATACGTCTCCAAACTTCTTTTGTTCTTTCTTCTTCGGTTTTATTGTATTTTTTACCTAATACATTATCTTTATTTTCTTCATCTTCATTTAATCCTAAAACATACTCCCACAAATTTTTATCTTGTGTATTTGATGCAAGTTTCCAGCCAAAATGTTCTGTTACTTCTTTTATTAAATCCTGTGATAATCCAGATTTTGGATTTTCTTTTCTTAAATTTTTCTGTAAAATGTGATTAGTGTATGTGTATATTATATCAAAATGTTGTCCTATCATATTAATAAAAGAAACAAATTGACTATTTTGAGAATCTAATAATATATGGTCAGGAAAAACTCTTACTAAAGCATTTTCATTATTTTTATCAAATTCTTCAGCAAGAGCAAGTGTTGCCTCATACCATCTAATAGTAGGACCATCTTCTACTGTATAAAATTTGTATGTTCCAGATTTTGTTGAAATGTGGTATTGTGATGGTGATTCGTACTTTGGGTATGGTACTATAAAATTTGTTTCTGTTATTTGTACATCTTCTTCAAAGTCTTCATAATATAACCATTTTTCCCATTCATCAAACCCTTCTAATAACTTATCTATTAAATTATTAATTTTTGCTTTACTATTATTAATATCAATAACAGAAGCCATGTAACTATTTAGATTTGAAATTTCATTTCTATATCCTTCTAATATTTGCATCTTGTAAAAAAAGTTTTCTAGTCTTTCTTTTGCCGATGAATAAAAACAAAAATTTTGAAATGAAGAAAAATCTATGTTTAATCTTACAGATTTTTGATCACCGTTTACAAATTTTGATAAAATTTCTTGTGATGTGTTTACATTTGTTGATAACAAATCTGTCCAAGATTTATAGTCAGTTTCAGTTACCATATTATATTTGTAATTTGCATTGTAATTTGGTCCTCTTAAAACATTTTCAGGATTAATTACAACTTCTCTTGTTTCAACAATGTCTATTTGGTCTATAAATGGTTTTAATAACTGAATTGCTAACCAACACTCATATCTTAAATCAATATCATCTGGAAGAGGAAACATAAGTTTTGCATAAAAATATGTTTGACTTCCATCGGATGCAACATTTACTACATCTAATATTTTATTTTCACCAAAATTTAATACTAATGGTGGCAAATATTTTTTTGGTTTTAGATATTCTAATACAAATGTTGTTAATTTTTCAATTTGAATTGCATCTGTTGGATTTGTTAATGCAAGTGTAATTTCTTTTCTATCATTTGATATTTCAGATATAAAAAGTTTTGTTCTATCAAATTCTCCAGAAATTAAATTTCTAAAGAAATTGTATACAACTCTATACCTTCCGTTTTGAAGATTAAAAACTTCTAAATCGTTTAATAAATTTAATTGTATCGTTTGGGGATCATCTACATTATCTACTTCCCAATTTGATATGTTATACGATGAACCCAAATAAGATGTATCTGCATAAAAAACATGCATTTCAAATGAATCTTTTGATATATTTAATTCACTATCATTTTGTGTAATAATTTCTGGAACTATTATTCGTTTATCACGTCTAACATAAAATCTTGATCCACGAATTGGACCGGTTGCATTTATTACTTCATCTATATTTTGATATTGAAAATTATTCATTTGATAAGTTGTCTATTAAAGAATTTATAGTATTTGTTAATTCATCTATTTGTGAGTCTTTTTCTCCAATTAATAAATTTGCATTTATTAAATTTTCTGTTTGTTGGTATATTTCTTCATTTTTTAACAAAGATTCTGTTTTTAAATTTTCAACTTCTTGTTCTAATCTATTTATTAAAAATCTTTGTGCAATTGGATTTTCCGAATCATTATTTATTAAATTACCAATATCGCTTAAAAATGTATCAACAGTTGGAATTTCTGTTAAATTTAGTGTATTTTCAACATTAACTTCGTTTATTTGACCACCATTTATTAAATCTAATACACTTAAAACATATTCTTGGGCAGTTACAGCACCTTTTAATGATCTAAAATTTACATCAACTACATAAGTAAAATCTTGCATTAAAAATCTTTCATCCAACACTCTAACAGGAATTAAAGCATCGGTTGTTTTATTTTTATCTATTACTAAACGGCCTCTTTGATTTCTTTTTGCTTCTTCCATTATCTAGTTACCTTAAAATAGTAATTGTTGTCATATATTTGAACTATGTTTCCGTTATCAGATTCTACTTTTATTAAAATTCTATAAAATCTTTCAGGTTGAAATGAAGACATCCATAAATAAAAATAATTACCATTAGAATCACAACTTAATTTTGTTGCATTACTATCAAACGGTATTATTATTTCGTCACTATGTGCATCTCTTATTTCGTAATATGTAGTTTCTGGTAAATAATATTTTTGTATATTATATGCCGTTGTTGTATACGTTTTTTGAGGATATTTTTCATTTGCATTTACTTTTATTTTTACATTTTCATTAGATGAATAGTATTTTTTTAATTTTACATTTAAATTCAAATTATCTAAATTTGAAGATGTTAAACTTCCTGTTGTAAATGTTGAATCATCCCACTTTACGTGAAGTCTTGGGACATATATTGTATTACTGTCTGTACTAAAAAATTGTATTTTTGAAAAAGATTGCGGGAGAGATTCCAATGAATCTGAAAATTTAATTACCATACCATCATTATTGATGGAACCTGTGATCCATTCATTTATCATTGGAGTAATATCCATGTATAAATCGGATGATTGATAATTGAATGATTGTGAACAAATTAAATTTTCATAAGTCCACCAAGTAGATCCACCTATGTTTGTACCATATGATCCAGTTACATTTGGATTTAAACTTTGTGTTGGTTCCCATTCGGTTCCTATTTGTTTCGATGTTCTATATTTCCAAGATACACCGTCTGTTATATTTGGTCTAGTGTTGTACTGTCCTGTTCCGTTTATCCAAGAAGAACTAATTGGATATGCGTATATTGTATATTCTTGTGGAACTTCTTGAACATCTACCGTTCTTAATGATAAAAAATAATTTGAAGATGACGGTATTTTTTGAGAATTTATTTTATCTTTTAATTCTTCTAAATCTAATTTTAATAGTATTCTACTATTATACAAAGAAGCTGAGGGATCTATCAATTCATGTGTTAGTTCTATTATAGAATCTATACCAGAATTTAATGATTCTGTTTTTTCATAAATTGTTGTATCTTTTAGGGAAAAAATAGTATAAATCATTATAGTGACCTTGCTTTACCTAATATATCATTATCAGGATATTTAATTTCAAAAATAGAAGGATCTAATGATGGAAATAAAATTCCATCTTTCATAGCCGAATTTATATCATAAATATTTTTTGAATATCCAAGAGATTCATCGTGTAAATTTGTAATTCTAATATCAACAACGGTTTGAACTCCCTCTATTCTATCTAATTCTGTGTAAAGATTACTTATTACTATTGGTTGATTTATTTGCCATTTTTTTGTATCAAAATAATCTTTTAATTTTTGTATACATCTCATTATTACTTGATTACCATTTTGGTTTGGAATTGTAATTATTTCAAATTCTACACCAATATTAATAATATAAGCATTTTTAATAGTAATAGCATCAGTCAATATTCTATATTGATCTAAATATGTTTTTAGATTTTCTTTAGTTGCATCGCTTACAGTTGTTAATTTATTATTACCATCATATCCCAATACATAAAAACTTATCCCTAATTGATTTTGCATAAAATTATCAACATTTGAATAATTGTATTGTAATTCCGTATCTTTTATTACATATGCCTTTGCAATAGAACCGTATTTGGGTGGTAAACTATAAGCTCTTATGATATAATCTTCTTTTGTTACGGCTCTATTTTGAGAAGCAAATTGTGCAAGTGCATTTTGTCTTACTTCTTCTATATTATCTGATACTTTTCCACCTGAAGCTGGTTCTGGATTTGTTACAGCAAGACTGTTTAATACTTGATTATACAAAACACTATCTAATCCGGTTTCATCTACCAATACATTTTTACTAACTATTTTGGTCAATACATCGGATTCAACGTTATCTGCACTTCCACCTCCAGTTGTATATCTTATTCTTAAAGTAGTATTACTTGGTGCAATACCATAGCTTTTTGTATACAAGAAATTTGCTGGGTTTAAATCTTTTGTTAATGGATTTTCAATGTTGTTTAATCCTGAACCCACTAAATCGGGATTTGGTATTAAAATTTCGTCATTAAAATTACTAACACCGGATCCAAACTGTATTTCAAAAACTCCTTCTTCTATTTGTCTTGAAGTAAATCTTCTAGGTATTCTTCTTAATTTTAACAAGTATGGTGTTAAACCTCTATCTTTTGCTAAAAATTTATCATTTCTTGGAATATTTGGTACTGATTCAAAAATCGTATCTTGTACCAAATATGGAACATGATACCATATATTTCCATCCGTATCAACCGCATTTATTATTTCTATCAAATTTGGTTCTTGTATTGTTATTTTATTATATGGTATAGGTTCTGTAAAAGATACATTTCTATTTTGTATAACTCCTGAAACAGCATTTACAGATTTTTTTAATAACCAAAATTCAACTTCTCCTGTTAAATCGTTTATTTCATATGGTGTAACTTCTGTTGGATCCATACTACTACTAAATTTAAAATCAACATAATCTATTGTTCTAAATCTAGATGCTAATGTTCCGGTATTTGGTGATACAATCATTCCTTCATCTAAAGCAAGTGCATATCTCCAATCTGGCATCATTATACCATATCCATTGTCAATTGATGGAACTAATTGAAATACATCTAATTTTACAACTGATGCAATTCTATTTTTGGGCATATAACCCATTGATTGAGCTATATTTAATATGTTTTGTCTTTCTGTTGCATGAGTTATCAGAGACTCTTGTAGAGTTACATCGGTATAATATGATAAAACATCTCCAACATATGATGCCATTTCTAAAAACATCATTCCTGGAGACGCTTCATTAAAATCTTGATAAGTATTTGGAAAATACGTTTTAGCAAAATCAATTAAATTTCCTTTTAAAGAATTAAAATCTCTTGCAAGATAACGAATATCTTTTTTTAATAAATCTGCCATTAATTATACCTCTATTTCGAGTGCTAAATTTCCAGTTTCAGATATAAGTAGTCTAACTGGAAGATATATGTTTGTTCCTGATATGAAAAGATTTAATGTTATTACAACAGCGTGATTAGGTTCAACAATTCTTGTGTCTTGTACTGGATTTGTATTTACATTTACATCTTGTATTGAAACATAAGGCATCCAAAAAGTCAATGCTGAACGTATTTCACCAATTAATTTTTCTTGAAATTCAAATTCATCAGTAATTTGTTCAAACAGATAATATTGTAAATCTGTTCCAAATTCTGGTTGCATTATTCTTTCACCTTTTCTTGTAAGCAAAAGATTTTTTAAATTTGAAATAACTTGTTCTCTATCAGTATAGCTTTGATTAAATATACCACTTTCTTTATTAAAAGGTAATGTAACACCAATTGGTTTTAAATTTTTTAATTCCTCTTGTGTTAATTGTGTAGTTGATTCACGATATATTTTTCGTCTGTGTTTAATCAACTATCATCTCCCTTTTTTTTCATCTATTTTTTTCATTAATGATGAATAGTCTCTTGTCAAAGCAGACATAACTTCATCTGGAATATATTCGGAACTCATACCATTTGGTATCGCTGCATGATTTATCGGTTCTACCATGTCAGATGTAAACCTAAATTCTGATTCTAAATCTGAACTTTCTTGTAAAGTTCTTTTTGTTTCATTTAAAATGTCTTGAATACTGTTAAAATGTGTTGGTTGTTTTTTTGTTTTTACAACTGGTTTTTTCTTTTCTGATTCTTTTATCATACGAATACCTTGTAAAAGAGCTTCTGTTTGTTCTTTTTTTACATTATTTTTTTTACTTAATGCATAATCAATTTCTTCACGAATAATCTCTCTTATTTTTGAGAAAAAAACTTTTGAATCCATGTCAATCACCATATAATATTGTTATTGATAAAACTATAAATATCTAAATATGATAAAATTACCAAGTAAGTATGCTTGGTAGTTTTCTACCCATATCTATATTTTTTACTAAAAATTTATTATCTTTCATTAAAAAGGTAGATCCACCACCATCAAGAAATAGTGCATCTTTTATTCCAGTTATTTTCATCATACTATCTCTTGCTTGTATAATATCTTTTGATGTACAAACATAAATTATAGCTTGCCCATCATTTGTCACACCCACTGCTGTTCTTTCTGCTTTATCTCCTTGTCTTCCTTCTAAAGAAAGATTTTGTGGAACTCCATTTAAAATTGCCATTGGGGTAGAGCCAATAATATATTTTGCATTTTTTGGAGCGGACTCTGAACTACCAAATTTTTTTATATGTATTCCAGATGAATCAATCCATATTAAATTTTTATGATACATTGTGTAATCAGCGAATGTATCATCTTTGTAGGGTGGATCCCATTTACCACTTGGACTGTAAAAAGATAAATTTATGGCATTGTTTATTTTAAATTTTTCTTTTGCTTCATTTACCAAATCTTTTACAGACCATCTACCATTACCTTTTGAATAAAATCTAATAGAAAATGGATTTATTCTGTAAATAAAATCATTTCCAGATGTACTTTGATTAGATTGTGAACTTATTTCACTTGATAACGTTTCCCAATACAAATGACTAGATGAATCATTAAATTTTTCATAAAAACCAACAGCAGATGCAGTTCTTTTTTGTCCACCTTCGCCTGAAAATAATTGTCTTGATGTACAAATACTACATCCTTCAAAAATTTGAGCAAATAAAAAACAACATTCTTTAGGATCCGTAGGATATGGTTCACTACTTTTAATAAATTTTTTACATTTTGGTGTATTTAATAAGTAATTTATTTGTGACTCAACCGTTCTTCCTATCACATCAAACATACCTTCAACAGTTTTTGCACCAACATAACTACCACCATTAAATTGAACTAAACCAACTGATGGCAGTCCATTACTATCAATAGTGTTTGCATTTGGATTAAAATTTGATTCAGATTCCATGTTTCCCATAATTCCTGCAACTTGAGCTTTACTTAAACCTGATGCTTTCAATCTCTGAGCAATTTCTCTTTTTATAGACTCTTTATCCGAATTTCCAGTTTTATATTCACCCATAACATCTGGTGTATAGTATCTGTTTGCTAATGGTGTACCTTTTACTAAATTTTTTACGGGTTCTAATTTTACAGTAATATATTTGTCAGGATCACTTTTGTATTTTGGTTTGTAAACTTCAAGTGAATTTTTTGAATCAACAGCATATTTTTCTTCTTTTTGTGTTTTTTTGTAATTGTCTTTTATTGTTGATATATTTTTATCGGATTCTTGTTTTTCAAAAATAGAAGCATCTTCCCAAGGAAAAGCGGGTCTTCTTAATAATGAATCTCCAATTTTTATTTTTTTATTTCCAAAATATAATTCGTCAGTTCTATCATCTACTATTTGTTTTTTTATTACTTCGTTTGATGATTTTTCTGATATATTTTTCATATCATTGTTATTTGGATTTACCGATTCTTTTTTTATGTTATTATCCATTTGATATATCTCATTGTATAATATTACCATTAACATCATATAAATATGGAGTTCCTGGTGGAGCGGTTGTTGATGATACATTTGGAACCCATGTAAAATGCCATCTTTCTCCTATCGCCTCACCCCAATACCAACCCCATTTCCATCCATTAAGCATAACCCATTGATGTCCTAACGTTATTGTACTATTGTATGGAGAAACTCCTGTTCCACTAATATCAGCTGCTCTACCATTACCGTGATTGGATTCTCCTGGAGTTGCTGCTAATTCTCCGCCTCTATAATTGTCATCATACCATGATGCCCATTGTGTTCTACCTCTATTTAAACCACGGGCTCTTAATTCATAATCTTCACGGCCTATTCCAGAATTTCCACGTGTTCCAATTGGTCTATAACCAGAATTTAATGTTATTGTTATATTTTCCGCCTTTGCAGCTTGTTGCATTAATAAAAATGATTCCGCAGCACTTTTTTCTAAAAAATCATTTCCATCAACTCTAACAAGTAATGAAAAATTTAATTGTCCATTTGATTGTCCATTTGGTCTACTTGATGTTGGTCTTAATACTTTGCCAGATTCAACTATACCAACATACGTAACATTTCCATATCTTTGAGACCTTGATGTTACTAATTTATTGTTTGCACCAACTAGACCCAATCCATTAACTAATGTTGTAAATTTTCTGCCAGTTGAAGGACCTCCTGGTGTTGGTGGTGATATTTGAGTTGGTGTTTTTTCCAAATACTCTGTTATCTGTCCTTTATACTTTGCTCGTAATTTTTCTAATTCAGCGGGTGTTAATGCGGTAACGCTTATTCCCGCACCTGAACTATATGTTTCCTTACTGGTTACTGTTATTGTTACATTAAATTTTATATTTTGTGCAATCCATGACGAAGACATTTGTGCACCTTCATGGTGTCCTGTTGCAGTAAATACATTATTTGGTGGTAATTTTGCTGCTATTTGTTTTTTATACACAGTATCTGCTAATTCAGAAGTTTTATCTATACCTCCGGCTTGAATATAATATACTTTTCCACTTGCTATTGCTAAATGTTCATCACAAGATGCTTGACTACCAATAGCAGGACCAACTATATGTACCAAATTCCAGTTTCCTATTGGATGTCTTGATAGTACACCAGAATACATTGAACCTGCTCCACCCGAAAAACCAACAAGTATTTTTTTAGTAAAAGTAATTCCTATTTCTTTTGCTACTTGGACACATTCATTCCATCCATTACCAGAATTATTATGTCTTTTACAAACATATACATGAAAATTTGTCAAATTACCAAATCCATTTTTCTTCCACATATACCCTTCTCTGTTGGTTTCATCACCGGAATACCATAGCACACCATTTTGTTTTGGTTCTATTGGAATACCACCAACAACAAATACTAGAGGAGCGTTTAAATATGTTTTTGAGGGTCTTAATGTACCATGTGTTCTTTTTATTATTGGGTTTCCTGAATATGGTTTTCCATCTGCTTTATATGTTTCTGGTATACCAGTGTATGTTACAGATACACCGCCACCTCCTCCTCCTCCAATACCAATAGATTGACCCCTTCGGTATATTATTGTTCTTTTATTTAATATTGGTGAAGCTTTTGATAATGTTGCTTTTTGTAAACTAACTTTTGTAAAGTTTTTGTTTACGTCTTTACTTGCAATTATTCTATCAGCTACATCTTGTTCCCAAGGAAAAAAATTTCTATAACTTCTAGTTGTAATATTTTCTTTGTTAGATATTATTATATTTTCAACACCTTCATCTATTATTACTGGAGATGGGTTTGTATTTTTATTTTTTCCAGATAAATTTTGAATATCATCCGAATTTGCATTTACATTTTCTTTTTTAATTTTATCAATCATAATTTAATATATTATTTTGATGTGTTTTTATTTAAAAATACAAGTTGAGATTTTAATGTATCTATTCTATCGGATAATCCTTGCATTTGTGCTTTTAATGATCTAAATGCTCCACTATTTATTGGAATACCGGATGGACCAACACTTGTTGTTACTGTTAAATTTGCTATTTGATTTAACATATCTCCAACTAAAACACATAAATCATTTAACCAAACTGCAGTTGTATCTCCTAATAATGCAGGTTCGTTTGCATTTAATCCTAAATTTATTCTTTCCGATTCCATTTCTATTAATTTTTTTGAATCTAGAGAAAATATTTTTTCCGTTGAAAACCCAATACCTTCCTTACTATATCCTATTATTTCTTGTTTTTTGGCATTCAATATTATTCTATCTGATGATACAACTACTTGATGTCCTGCATTATTATTTAAAACGTGTAAATCAACACCCTTATCTGTTATTGATTTTGTATAATCAGATGCTGGTGTAAACGATATTTGTTGTCCTGATGTTAGCCATATGCATGAATCATCAGTATCTATATTTTCCAATATAAATTCATTATATCTTTTTTTTGGTGGATTTGTTCCGTTTGATATTATCATTATTGGATTTCCGGTTGAACCAAAACCACTTTTCCAACTTGGACTTTTTGGATAAGATCGTCTTTCATCAACGGTTGAACCGAATCGGATAGACTGTCCCCATCTTCCCTCTAATATTAAATCACCAGAATACGGTTGTATTGGATAAACGTCAAGACGTTCTGGAAATGTAGGATCTATTTTATTGGATAGTTGTTTTCTATTTTGCGTTTTATTTGGTATTCCATCGCGGGTTTGATCTCTATTAACATTATTATTCGATGGTGTGTTTATTATACCAAATTCTGTTGCACCGGGAAGGCCGTTATGATGGACTGAACTTTGTATTGATACCGGATTTGTGTAGTAATATTCTTGTGATGTCATTGCTGCATTATTGTAAGCACTGGGTGCTTTTAATAATAAAACAATTTCACCAGATATTGGTATATTTTTTATATTAGCATCTAAAGCTCTTGCAGAAACAACATTTTGTGGTGATTGTGAACCACCAGCACCTATTAATTTACAAGTTATAGAATACAATCTCTCTTTACTAATACCAACATAATCAAAATCAATAACCTCTGCAGGTACTATTTCATATTCACTACCATTTATTATCGTCTTTTGTGGATTCATTGTTTTTATTCTCCTCTACTTCTTTTTGTATTTCTTCAATACCCTTTAGAAGCGCTTCTTTTTCTTCATCTGTTAAAAATGATGCAGATTCTTCACCTTTAGCACCAAGAGAACGTTGAATCACAGCTGCTAATTTCACAAGATGTTCGTCATTTTTTATGGAAACTTCCATAAAATCTTTAATTACAGGTATTAATACTGCAGCATCGGATATGTTATTTATCAATGGTTTTAAATCAGCGATAAGCAAATTAATTTGTCTATCCTTTTTTTTCTGATTATCGTAAATATCTTTTAAAAGATCAGAAAATTTTTTACTACCAAATATGTCATCGTTAAAATTCATACTCATAAATAGTTAGTTCTTAATAATATTTTGTATATCAAACCAAGTTAATTTTTCAATGTCTATATTACTTCTATACATTTTGAATAATTCCATGTATATTTTTTTTATCTTATTTAATACATTAGTTATATTTTGTGAATTTACACCTGTTCTTTCTCTTATTAGAATATAAATTGCCTTTTTATTGTAATTTTCTATATTGTCTCTTGATTTAAATAAATAAAGTATTGTATCAGCAACTTGAATATCTCTCTGTTTTGTAAAAATTGTTGATAAATATTTTTCAAATACTTTTGAAAAAATATCCATAAAATCACTTTTTTCTTCTACAAAAGAATTTCTTATTACTTCATTTATTACAATTCTTTCGGAATCTATTGCATCTATTTCTTTACTTCTTTTAAAATGATGATAATTTTTATTATTTTCTGCAATTAAATAGTTTTTAGCAACAATAGAAAAATAAGAAAATGCTTTACCGTTTTCAGCTTTATACTTATTTATTTTTTCGTGAAGAAATGTTATCACTTCATGTTTAACATCTTCATGTGATACATCAAAATTGTAAAATTTAAATCTATGTATCATAATTTCAGCTAATTTGTAAAATGCAGGGTGTATTTTTTTTGTATAAATTATATTTTTTTGTATTTCATCTTCAAGTTCATTATACAAAATTATTGCATTTTCTGTTTCTTTTGTAAAGTAGATATTTGGTTTTTTTGGACTTCTTTTTTGTTTCATAAATAATAGTCCTTTTGTTGATTTTCAAATTTTGCATCAAATTTTTGTTTTTCTAAAACAGAACTTCTTTGGTCATCCAAAGGTGTTTCGCCAAAATAAATTACAATATCGTTTACAATTTCTTTCATTTCTTTAAAAAAATATCCAGTTTCATCATCTGCTTCAAAAGCACCAATCCTATCTAATTGTCTTAAATAGGATCTTTGTGACATTATTCTATTTTTCAATTCCGTTAAAAACTTTTCATTTTCCAATAGTGTATCAACACTTTCTTCTGACATTGTTTCTAACTCTTCATACTTTTTTGTCAAGTTTATATTAACAAAAATTGAGACTGATAATAAAATAGATAAAATAATTATTGTTATTACCATATTAACCTCTTGTGTGTTTTGGAAGAATTACTGTATCTATTACTCCAAGATTTAATGCATGAGTTGGTGTGATATAAAAATCTTTAATAGTTACATCTTTCCAAAATTCTTTATCTTTATTTGAATTTGATTTTAGTATTTCCAAAAGTATTTCTTCTAATTTTTCCATATGTTGAACGTTTGCTTTCATATCAGAAGATTTACCGTAAATGTCTGAACTTATTTCATGGAACATTATTGTACTATATTGTGAAGCAGCACGGACACCTGTTCCTGCACAAAGTATAAGAGCAGCGGCAGACATTGCTCTTCCTCTACAAATTGTATTGACTTTAACATCAAGACTCTGCATATAATCAATAATACCGAGTGCCTCGTATACAGAACCTCCATCTGAATTAATAATTAAATTGATAGGATCGTTTTTATGTTCATCCTTTCTCATGTGCATTATTGCACGAATACGAGTAATTATATCATATAAACTCCCATCCATTATTTCACCAAACAATAAAATAGAAGAAGCATTTACATCAATACCATAATCCATTTGTGTTGTTGCTTCTTTCCATCTAACCGGTATATCATTTTCAGCATCTTTTGTTTTTGCAACATAAGTTTCTTCTTTCATAACATCATCGCCATCATAAAAATCGTTCATAACAGAACTCCTATATTAATTTATTCTTCCTCGTCTATATCCGCTTATCCAAGGACTTTCATCATAAAATGTTTGTTCTTCATTTGGTTTATTTTCATCTAATATACGATTTTCTTTCGTATTTGGCAAGAACTTTTTTCTTTTTTTTATTTTTTTTGGTTTATTATATGTTGTAACAGCATCTGTTATCTGTGATTCAACATTTTCATAAATTTTATTTAAATTATTTTCTTCAATATTCTGTTCTAAATTTTCTATTTCTATTGGTTTTTCATCTTCTAAATTTTCTATTTCTATTGGTTTTTCATTTTCTAAATTTTCTTCTTTATTATTTATTTCAATTTCTTTTTCTTCTAATTCTTTATGACGAAGGTGATTGGCTGCAATAACTAAACTAACTGCAAGTGGATCAAATACAGATACAAGAACTAATATAAACCAGTTTACTATAATATCCATTGGTGCACCGGTTAATCTACTCAAATATAATAGAGGTCCTATTTCAGATGTAAATGTTGAATTTTCCAAACCCAATTTTTCTTGTTCCAATTTTGCAATACTATCAGATAAACCAATAGATTTTTGATTTAGTTCCGATATTTCTTTATTTAGTGTTTGTGTTGAATTATCAACTGATTGTATATTTCTCTGTAATCCTTTTGTTCCTTTCTTGGAAGATAATTGCGTATTTAGAGAATTTTCTTGGGTAAGTCTTAATTGGTCATACGATGATATTCTTTGTGATTTTTGTTTAACAAGAGTATCAATTTGAGATTTTTGTTCAAGGTAAATATCTTTTTTCTTATCAATCAATACAATTTTATTTTGAGTTTCATATATTGATTTTGCAGTTTCTTGATAAGAATTGGTGAGATACCCATAGACACCAACAGATGTTAGTATCATAAGGATAACTGCGGAAGTCATAAGGTATATTTTAAATGCAGTTTTAAGAGTCTTGAAATGGTCATGTAGGAAAGTTATTACTACTAATTTTGAAAATTCAAGCATTGCTGCCATTCCCACTATTGACCAAGAACCACCAGAAAATAATTTAGATATACCGTAAACAGAATAGTAACCCGAAAAAACAGCTAATCCGATAGCACAAAACCAGATTAAATTTTTAAGAGAAATCAATTTGTTTAACATTTTAGTCTCACAATATTCATAAATACATAATAATAAATATGAATATTTGAGATAATTTACTAAATTCCGTATTCAGTTAGATATTGTTTAAGAGCTAATTCTTTAGCTTTACATTCTAACATAATATCAACATCATGTCCGTATGTGTTAATTTTTTCTAATATGTAATCGGCGTGTGCTTGTGGTTTTTCTTTAGGATTGTTTGTTTCTTTCAAACGTGATGAAGAATAATGAACAACGGGTGTAATAGCGTCTGGCCATGTTGAAATGGCAAGTTCAAGTGCTTGTTGTTCGGATAAGTCACCTGTGCAAAATTGGTGGTGATGATAGTCGAATACAATAGGAATACCCACACATTCGTGAATACGCATAAGGTCTTTAACCGAATACATACTGGCTTTGTCATCATTTTCAATAGTAAGTCTTGAACGAACACTATCTGATAATAGATGAAAGTTACGGCACCAACGGTCAAGTGAGGCAGTTTTGTCACCATAAACACCGTTACAATGTATATTGATTTTGTTGTAAGGCGTGTGTGACAACCCCATCATATCGAATACCTTACCATGTAATTCCAAATCAACTATGGTATTCTTTACAACATTTTCATTTGGTGAACATAGAACATTGAACGGACCAGGATGGCATGATAAACGAACACCATGATAGTTTGCATAATCACCAATTCTTTTTAGAACAGTTTTGATTTCTGCAATATCTGGTAATGTTTCCAAGTCATATTCAGAACCCCAAGGAAATACATTTGATGATGTTCGGAAGAAATAGATACCATTTTCAACATTCCATTTAAGTATGGTTTCCATGTCACGAACATTTAGGAGAGCGAGTTCGGAACAATAATTGATACCTTTTTGAAGAAAGGTTTTCTTAATCATTGAACGATTGGTGGTAATCTTATCTTTGGATAAGGTCATATTGATACAGGCATAGCCGAGTTTCATAGTAGTTGGCGTTAATAATTAATACTTAATGATTTATTTTAATACAATATACAAAATTTTTGGTTAAGATCAAAATAAAAAATCCACCGGTTGGCATTTCTGCATAAACACGGTGGATATACCCATTCCGAACAATGGATCACTTTTGTTTTGGTTTTCTTGTTTTTTTGGTAGTTTGTTCTACTTTTTTTGTTGGTTTTTTTACTTTTGGTTTAGGTTTTTTTATCACTACATCTTCTTGTGTTTTTTCAACTTTATTTGTATAGTTTTTTAACTCATTGATTATTATTTGTTTGTCATCAATAGTTTGTTTTAACTCTTTTACAGATTTTCTATAAAAATAAATAATAGATGTGATTACCAAAAAACCACAGACAAAAGAACCAAAAATAATGTTCGTATCTGTCATAACAACTCCTAATGTGTTATTGAAAAAATATATTTTGTATTGCTAACCTTTCTTATGTTTACAATATCATATGAATTTATTATATTATTTATTACATACAAAATGCTAAAATTGTAATCTTTTCTATATTTTTCTACATCCATTGTAAAAATTGTTTTGTAAGCAAATTGAAAACATTTTTCAATGACTGTTGATATAAATATGTATTGTTTTTCTTCATAAATTGGTTTATCAAAAATTCCTGTAATTAATGCATATTCAAATACATGATATTCATTGTCTATAAAATCTTGCATTGTTCTTTTTTGGAAAGCATATTTGTCATATTCCGAATACTTTTCAATATATTCATCAATTTTATCCGATGGATCAATACCTAAATAAAAAACATCCGATGTACTATTTAATTTTTCTAATAAGTTTAATTCATTATCACATGAACCAAAATGTATTATTCTATCATCATTTTGTAAACCAAACGATTTTAATTCTTTTATCAGATAATCAGAATATTCCATGTCTTACCTCCAATTTAATGCCTCTGAAATATTTGGAAATTGATTAACGAAAATTGATTTAACATCTTCTGCTATTTCTCTATGTTCCTTTTGAGTATCTGCTGAACATCGTAATTCAATATAGTGAATCCAACTACGAACAGATCCCTTCATATACATAGTTGTTTCCGTTGATAGTGGTAGAACATCACGAGCAGTTTCTCTTGAAATTCCTTGTTCTATTAATTTTTGATATAACATTTTTGAATTTGCAATATGTTGTTCTACGTCTCTTTGAAGTGTATAATTTTCGATAATATCTTCACTGCTCTGTCTGTTTGTTTTTCCTTGTTTTCTTAATTGAATTGGCTGTATTTCTGTAGCAGTTGAATATCTTTGTGAAAATTCTTGAAAAGAAAATGACTTGTGACGAAGTATTTGAGCGGCTATACTTCTACGAGTAACTATCTCAAATGTCACATCAACAAATTCAAATGGAGACCAGTGTTTATGTTTAATCAAATAGTTTATCAATTTAGGAGCAGTTTCCATATTCATTTGATTGGATGGATTACTTACTCTTGCAATATAAACTATCAATTCTTCCGGTGAGATTATCTTAAAGTTACCATTAAAATTCCCTTCCATGAGTGAGGTTGGTTCTGTAAACGAAACTAATTTTACGGACATAACTTATTTTTTACCTTTATTTATTTTTATCAGTTTTATATTGATACCATTTTTATCTTCGGTTATGACAACAGTGTGTTCACCTGAATATAGAATCAATGTCAGCCACCTTAAAAATTTGTTTATATCGGTTGCTATTGGATCATTTAAATCAAATGAATCTAATTCTTCACCAATACTATCATCTTTTTTTAAATCATCATTTTTGTTTTTATTTTTTTTAGGTAACATTGGATCGTCTTCTTCTTCATCTTCATACTCAGAATCATTTTCATCTGATTTGTTTTCTCTTCCCTTTTTTATATTTTTTATTATTTCTTCTAAAATGTAATAATCCATAAATTGATTAAAACGATCTAAAAAATTTTTAAGTTGGTCTTTGCTCAACTTTTCATCTTTTACACCAGTTAATTCTACTTCAAAGTAGTTTAACATAGATTTTAATTTTTTTTCATGTTTTGTCATTTTTATTTTGTTTTAATTTTTCTATAACTTCGATGTATTCAAAACTACCGTTTTTTATTTGATCAAATGAGTAGTTTTTAATTTCTTTACATATTTTATCATTTTTACAAAAAGCATTTGCAACTTCTATCATATTATCTTTCATGTGTAAATTAGATGACTTTGTGTAATCTATTCTAGTTGCAATCCACATTGCAACAAATCCTACTATAAACGCTGATAATATTTCCAATTTTATCTCCTGAATTTTAAAATAAGTATTTTAATACGAGAGAAAAATGGCCGGTATGTAAAAAAAATCTCTCGTATATGATATAATAAATATTATACCTTGTAACCCCGTTCTTTTAGGTCTTTATAGACCATCTTTGAAACTTTATTCCAATAGTGCCGAGTAGCACCTTTTTTATGTCCATTAGGACCTCCATTCCACTTTCGTGCAATTGTCTCCATCTCACTCATTGTGATGGTTTCCCAGTTAATGTTGGGATTGTAGAAATTCTGAAAAATCCAAAACATCTGTTCAGACTTTTCAGGATTTAGCCTATCTTGTAAAGTAAAAGTTTTATTTATACCTTTCATTTTACAGATTCGGTTCACTTCCTTCACCATTACTGGTAAAATTTGTACTATACCAAGTGAACCATCCTTTGATCGTGCGGTTGTATTGCCTTTTGACTCAACCCAAACGATAGATGAATATAACACTTTCTTCATTGTTGCCGATTTACTCTCAGCACTTTTATTAACAGTAGTAGTCATCGCTACAATTGGAAAACAAAAGCCAATTAAGAACATTGCTATAACCCGTTTACATTTGTTAGTCATATCTCTTGTCCTCATTTATGGATAATATATTTAACGAACCATTCTGTTGGTATCAACGAAATGGTTAAAACATATACCGACCATGTTTTCAAAGAACTTACTTTGAGTATCTATCAAAGATACAAAAAATATAAATATTAAGCAAGCAATTTTTATTTATTAGATCTATAGATCTAGATCTATATTAGATCTATATTAGATCTAGATCTGATCACTTTCTTTGTGTTCACACTTTCTCCGTGTTCACTGGCAAGATAATAAATTTTACCTATATGATCAAAGCAATATCTACTACCAAGCAAGCACATTTGGATATTTCCTCATTTTTTTAATTGGCGATTGTACATAATCATATTTGTTTCCACGATATAGAAATGTAGAACCACCGCCATCCATGTTTATGGCATCCTTACAACCCAATTCCAATAATCTCTTGGGTAAATCAACAACTCTTATACCTGTGTTAATATAAATAAATACACTATCTTGATGATGACTGCCAAACACCGTTCTCGGCCTTCTGGCTGTTGTAAAACTATTATTTGGTATCTTTTGTGGTAAACTGTCCTTAACGAGTAATGGCGTTCCCGCAAAGATGTATTTTGACCATATAGCAGGTACACCAAGCCGGTCGCTGAAGTGTAAATGTGGCCTTAAATTAGGAACACCAAAATCGTGTGGATCATCAATAGACACAAATGGCCAACTATGTGGATTGTTTGGTTTGATATAATCATGGTTTTTGAACGGTGGAACTACCGATTTTGTAGTAAAAAATGATAAATTAACCATATTCCTAATTTTATACTTTACAGAATACCATGATGGGTGACGTAGAGTATCAGAAGAAAATACATGAACATCTTTGACCGCCAACTTAATCACCCATTCCTTCCCCAAAATCATCGGTGATACTAAAAATAATAATAAAATAAACCTTAACATCAATTTCCCTCAATGAAAATAATAACTATGATAAAAAATTTTAAAAAATGCTTGCTTTGTATTAAACTATTTCTTATATTCGTATCAAATATAATCATTTTAACTCACATTTCCAAAGGAATTGTTATGGCGTTCTACCTAGCAAAAGTTCAATTTGAAATCACAAATGAACAAGGTAAAGTAAAAAAGCACAACCGCACTTATGTAGTTGATGCAGTTTCGGTAACTGATGCAGAAGTTATGGTGAATAAATATCTAAAAGATAGCACCGAACCTTTTGAAGTTAAAACTATTGCAGAATCAAAAATTGTGGATTGCATTTATGAACAATAACAAATTTAATTTACTACTAAATGAATTTAAAGAAAATTTCATATTTGTTTCAAATGCAGAAACTCTTGAAGATCTAAAAGAAAAATATATCTCCCTTGAAATAACAAGAGAGAATATTCACGAATGGATATTGAGTAATTGTCCAGATGATGAACAAAAAGCTGAACATTTTAATAAGTTTGGTAAATTTGAAAATTCACTTTGGACAGAGGATTCAAACGGAGAAGTTCTCGTTGGTGTCCCCATTTTTGATTTAGATATTAGTTTTGATGAAATTGATCAAATGTTTGATGATTATGGATCTTATTTTCAAAGATATGGTTGTCTCTCACCTGATCAAATTGTATCATGGGATAAAGAAAATGTCCTATTCGATGATGAATTTGGAAATGTGGAAATAGTAAAAAGACCTGATGTTTTGTTGAATATCTAACAAAAATTTGTTAAGTCTTTTATTTTCAAGGATTTACGTCATTTCAGGCGTAAGTCCTTTATTTTTATAGACTTAGCGTAACTCCTTACAAATCAACAACTTAAAATTTTTTTTTATTATTGCTTTGATCTTTGAAGAAAATGCCTTATATTTGTAGTATAAAATGATGACAACCAAAACAAATATGAACAATTTTCAAAATAATTTCAAATAGTGCTTTGATCTTAAGAAAAAATGTCCTATATTTGTAGAGTAAGAAAAACAACAACCACATTCAAGGATCTCAAAATGAGAAAAGTAACATCCCTCGCCGTATCAAAATGGTTAATGCGTAAAAAATTCCGCAGAGACAATACACACACAGACGGCACAACATTATATCTACATGGTCATGCTATTGCAAAGATTGATGATAGTGACGGAATGATATATGTTCGTTCTGCAGGTTGGGAGACTAAGACTACAAAAGAAAGATTGAACGGTATTCCAGGTGTCCGTATTCATCAGAAAAATTGGATGTGGTTCTTAAATAACCAACCTTGGCCTCATAGCCAAAATTGGACACCAATCGGTAGATATTCTTCTGAAAATGGTGGTATGGTAATTACAAACCATATTTAATCTACCAACAAAAACGGTAATAACAAAAAATTTATTAAGATAAGGAAATAAAAATATGAAACGCAAAGGAACTGCAAAAAAACAAACAAGAAATCTTGAAAATATCAAGATGCGAACCGTAACTTGTGAGGGTGGCAACCCAACAAGTAAATGGTATTCCGGCCGTGACTGCAACGAAAAACTGCGTGTCATGGAAGGCGTAGTCTCTGCCACTTGTTGGAAATGTGTTGCTGGAAAGATTCCTGGTCCTACTCTGAATGAGAAAACAGTTTCCACTGGTTTTCCTCGCGGCTGGAAATTCTTTAAGGAATTTGTCCATGAGAATGGCAAGGTATATCATAAGGGCGTAGAGAAGCCGGAATTGTTTGGTAGTTTACCTGCAACGGAAATCAAACCAACGGAACCAAACAAGAAAAAGAAATTGACGCTCGATGATAAAATTTCTGCTGAAGTTACGAAGAAATTGAAAAAGAAAAAGTCTCCTGCAAAGGCGGCTCCGAAAACTACGAAGAAAACTGCTAAACCGAAGACTGCTAAGGTAACGAAGAAAACTACAAAGAAAACAACAACAAAATCTATTAAACCAACAAAAACAACCAGGAGAAAGAAATGATTGATACCCCACAAGGAAAATGGTATACGGTTCCAGAAGTTGCAAAAATTCTCGGATGTTCGTTTCAGTATGTTCGCCGTCTGACAAATGGAAGAACCCGAAAATACCAAAGTTACAAAATACATGAGAAACCAGTAGTTGATCAAACTCTTGTCCTCAAAGTCCAGAAAGAGAATCAGAAGAAAGTAAAATATCTGGTTCACGAAGATGCTGTTAAGTTGTTGGTAAATAAGAAATTATCAAAAATTTACAAAAAACTTGAAAATAATGCTTTGATCTCTCAATAAAATGCCTTATATTTGTATATCTTAAAAAACAACCTTATTCATTTCTTACAGGAATTGTTCTATGTCTAGAACCAAAACAACCAAAACCAAATCACAAAATTTGTCTGTTGCAGATATTGTTGCTACAGCCCCAACATTCCGTCCGGAATCTCTTATTCTATCGGACATAAAATGGAAATATCTTGTCCGTAGTGTTCTCCGTGGTCAAAATCTTATGATAACTGGTCCTGCCGGCTCCGGTAAAACTCTTGCCGTCCGAACCGTTGCAGATGCTATGGATAGACCGTTCTATTATTTCAATTTGGGTTCAACACAGGATCCAAGAACGGCTCTCATTGGAACCACTCATTTTGACAAAGAAAGTGGAACATATTTCAATCAATCAACCTTTATCAAGGCAATTCAAATTCCTGATGCAGTTATCCTGCTTGATGAATTGTCCCGTGCTCATCCAGAGGCATGGAATATCTTGATGACCGTTCTTGATGACGGACAAAGATATGTTCGTGTTGATGAAAGTCCTGATGCTGAAGTTATCAAGGTTGCACCTGGTGTTTCTTTCCTTGCTACCGCTAATATCGGTGTGGAATATACCTCAACCCGTGTAATTGACCGTGCTATTCAAGACCGTTTCCTCATTCTTGAAATGGACTTGTTGGACAAATCACAACAAGGCAAGCTAATCAATTATGTTTGTCCAAATCTTGATGAACAAACAGTTGATATTTTGACTTCAATCTATACACAAGTTTACAATGAGGTTCTTTCCGGTCACGGTAAAGTTTCAACCACTATATCAACCAGAACCATTCTTCGTGCCGCTGCTCTCATTTGTGACGGATTTACTATCGGTGAGGCACTTGAAGTGTGTGTATTCCCATATTTCACCGAAGAAGGTGGTGCTGATAGTGAGAGAACCTATGTTCGCCAGATTGTTCAAAAGTTTATTCCTATTGAAAGTCTAAACAATGACAATATGTTTGATGAAGGCGATACTGCTAAGAAATGAAGATATGTTATTCACAAATAGTAGTGTGGGGGTTCGCCCCCGCACTGCTTTATATTTATAGAAACAACCAATAACAACCATAAAGGGATATGTAATGAGTAAATTCAAAAAATCAGTAAAGAGTATTCTTGCAGAAGCAAGTGCCAGAACAAATCAATTTTGGAACAAATATGCTTCCGATTATACAGACGAGTATTCAGCCGGAACCAATTACTGGCTCAAAGGTAGTTTGTTTGACAAGAAGGAATCCATGTTCAAAGATGAATATGGTTTCAAAGAAGAAAAACATGACTATTTTGCACTTGCACAATACCAACGAGCCGTTGCAAACTTTGTTCATATTATGACCGGTGATCCTAAAATTCGTGTCCAATACAACAACAATGGTCAAAATATGACCGATGGACAAACGGTTCACCTTTCTGCATCCGTAAATGAAAAAGACTTTGATTCAAATGTTGGTCTTGCCCTCCATGAGAGTAGTCACATTCTCTATACAGACATGAAAAAGTTTCGTGACGCAGTTGCTGACTTGGTATATTATTCACATCAACACTTGACCGATGAAAATGGTAATCACATTTTTGACAGTCAAGAACAAGTAGATAAATTGTTTGAAGGGTATCGCGATAAACAAGAATTTTTCAAATCTGTTGTCAATATCATCGAAGACTTGTATATTGATGCCATGACATATACTGCTGCTCCCGGCTATCGTATTTATTACAAAGCTCTTTACAACAAGTTTTTTGGTGACGAAAAAGTTACTCGCGGTTTTTATGATGAAGAATTTATGAAACCTACCGCTCACAATTATCTTTTTCACCTATGTAATTTCCGCAGTCCATACCGCAATCTAAATGCTCTCCCTGCATTGCAATTAGTTTGGGACACACTTGACTTGCAGAACATTCGTAGATTGAAAACAGATGAAGACCGTATCAAACTTTCTGAAAGAATTGCAGGTATCATTCTCAAACAATTGAGTGAATTACCCAAAGACGATGATACTGACAAAGAACCTATTGACCAAGACGGCGATGAAGGAGGCGTAGGCGATGGTGAAGGTTATGACCATGAACCAATAGGTGGCAATCCTGGTCCTCAAATACCTGATGGCGTTAGTGACAAACCACTAACAGACAAACAGAGAGAACAAATTGAAAAGTTGTTCAAGAAACAATTAGACCTTATCAACGGTGAAACCAAAAAAACAAAATTGACAAAGGCAGAGGCACAAAAAGTTGATGCTATAACATCGGTAGATTTCGATGAAGAAATTGTTGCAAGAAATTTTGTTGATGACTATGGTAGATTTAATCCACGCGGTGTCAAAACTTTTATTGTCCGTAATATCAATAAAACATTCATGGGTAGTGAAGTATCCGCACCATTCGGTGTGAGATCATACGGTTGGAAAAGACGCGATATATCCAGATATATTGCTCTCGGTAAATTACTTGCTAAGAAGTTACAAATTCGTAATGAAGAAAGAGTAACTACATCTACCCGTCTCAAATCTGGCAGAATTGATGCAAGATTGTTACATGAAATTGGTAGTAGTAATTATGACATATTCAAACAAATTACTATTCACGAATATCAACCGTCATATATTCACCTGTCCATTGACCAATCAGGTTCAATGAATGGTGACAAGTTTGAAGAATCAGTAAAACTTGCGGTTATGTTTGCAGTTGCTGCTAAACAAATCAAAAATCTTCATGTTGTTGTTAGTGCTCGTTCTGTATATTCAGACAATTATTCGTATGGTAGAGGTAAATCAACAATGCATGATACGCCATATCTTATTTACCTATACGATTCCAACAAACATAACCTTGCTCATATCCGTGATGTGTTTGAAACTATACAGACAACAAACACAACACCAGAAGGACTTTGTTTTGAGGCAATCATGGGTGAAATTATGAAACAATCTGCTAATACGGATGCTTACTTTATCAACCTATGTGACGGCCAACCATTCATGGTAAATGATAAAACACAATTTGCTTATCGCGGACAAGCAGCTCAACAACACTCCAGAAAACAAGTTGAGCGTATGCGTGCTCGTGGTATCAATGTCCTCACATATTTCATCGGTAGTAGATACGAATTTCAAGATGTTGTGAATACATACAAGACAAATTGTGTTCATCTAAACCGTGCCGATGAAATTCCAAAAGTTGTTAAGGCCATGAATGCCGAACTACTATCTGCGGCTAAAAAGAATGGTTAAAACAAAATATCTCAAACGATTTGCAATGGCTCCGCCGGTTAAACCAATACCGGCGGAAACCATGTATCTTTCCAAGAACAAAGTGGATGATGAAACAATTGATACCATAGTTGATTATACAATGGAATGGTGTATAGAAAAATTTGGTATCAATGAACATAGAGGTAATCCGTATGTTTGTTGGGAATGGAATAGTCTTGATGGTGAAGAGGATAAAGATTGTCTTGCATTCTTCGATGACGATGACAATACAATTATCATTAGAGTTCGTGGTCATAGAACTGTAAAAAACTTTGTCAAAACTCTTATACACGAATACATCCATTACCTACAACCTGCAAAGGGCGGTTGGTATGAAAGATGGGAAGAACAATATGGGTATGAGAAGAACCCGTATGAAATTGAAGCATACTATTTGAGTGACTTGTATGCACAAACCGCAACCAATTTTGTTATGGAAAAAATATAAAAAAGATTGCTTGCTTTTTACACAAAAAAATGTTATATTTGTTAATAAACTTTTTAAGATATGAAACTACTATTTGAAATACTCAAAAACGGAATGAAATACACATTTTTGTTCATTCTATTTGTAATTTTGTCGGTTATATTCTCAATTTTATTCATGTTTGGGTTTGCATACTACATAAAACTTTGGGAAATAATACCAAATGACTTACACTTTTTGTTGCTTATACTTCTTCCAATCATTATTATTGTCGGTATAATAACAACAATAATAAAAAAAATATTTGGTAGTGATAATTCCGAAGAAAAACCTAAACAAAGACAACCAGTAGATATATTAGAACTTGCTAAAACTATAAGAAAGGAAATAGACGATGAAAAACTCAATAAGTAATATCTCAATTGAAACAATAAAAGAAATTTCCATAGTAATTCTTTTATTAACTCTATCAGTGAGTTTCAGTATATTGGTGTGGGATTTACACAACCAATCAATATTAGACAGAGAATATGGAAAGTTACTCATACAAGAAAAAGAAATACAATTGAAAACTATCGAAGACCATTGTGGTCACTAGAATAAAAAATGGGCCTTTAGCTCAATTGGTTAGAGCAAACGACTCATAATCGTTAGGTTGCCGGTTCAAGTCCGGCAGGGCCCACACACATTAGGAACAGTATGGAACCACTTACTATTGAAAAATTAGAATCTTCTATAAAAATTGCTAAGGAATGGCTTGAAGAAAATCCACATGATACTTGGGTTCAAAAAGGACTTGAAGTAATGGAACAAGAATTGAATAGATTGAAAGGAGAAAGATTTAAATAATTACTCATACATACCCCGCCCGCTTGGGGATGTTAGGGGCACCGTTTTCGTGGTTGTTTTCGGTGCCCCACTTTTTATTTTTGAGTATATTTATTGATATGGGTAAAACAATCAATTGGATATAGTATGAAAGATTTAATAACAGAAGGTAGAGAATTACAAGAAAAATTTTTATCATCTATGAATGAAGATGATAGTGATTTGGTTTCAAAATCCAATGATTACCGAGTAGTACAAGACACAGATAACCATGTTCTTGCAATTCCAAGAAACTATAATGCTGTTAGAGAATTATTGGATGATACGAAGTGGGCACAAACTTTCACAACTACAGCATTTAGTCGGTATCAAAAACAAAAATACACAATATATTTTATTGTTTTGAAAAAAGCATCACCCAAATACAACAACAACAACTATAAAAAAATGGCAGTCCTAATAAGTCCATCTGGAGAATTTACTTGTTATGATTCAACCGGTTCACTAATTGATATAACAAATATCATAACCATAACCGGAATACAAAGAAATGTATTTAAACAATTAAGATGATATAATATGAAGGTTACGATAAAAGAATTGTCAGAAAAAATTGAAATGATGGACAAAAGAATTGATATTATGATGTCAATGGTCAATCATCTTAATTCTATAATAACAGACAACGCAATCCAAAAAATAGAAATAGATTTTGAAGAAGCGGTAAATAGAAAAATACAATCCATGGATCAAGAACAATCTGAACAATAAAAATGATAGTAAAAAAGAAACTTACCTTATTTGAAGAATCCTACAATGAAGGTTATACACAAGCAATGGAAGATATGTTGAATAAACTATACGATAAATTTCCAAAAAGTAAATCAAAATATTCACAAATAATAGATGAAATACTTTCATCATTTGAGGAGGATAAGAATGAATAATAATATATCATTCCCCCATCTATATGAATTGATAACGGCAGATGGCGAAACGTTTTGGATAAATGTATCTAATATAGATAAGATAGAATACTCCAGACAAAGTGCAAATTGGTGTAATGTATATTTAAAAGACAACACAACGCCATTTCTAATTAAGAATACACCAGATGAATTTTATGAACTGATAATAGAAGATTATTTAAGATTGAAAGAAAGGTATCGTCTATGAAAAAAACAAAAGGGATAATACTTGCAGGTGGACTTGGTACAAGATTATATCCTGCAACGTCTGTGGCGAACAAACAATTGTTACCCATACATGATAAACCAATGATATATTATCCACTCGCCACATTGATGCTTGCAGGTATCAGGGACATTATGATAATATCAACTCCAGTAGATATTCATAATTTTGAAAGAGTATTGGGAAGTGGTAGAGATATTGGTCTGAATATAACCTATGAGATACAATATGAACCAAAAGGAATATCTGATTCATTCATCATAGGTCAAAAATTTATAGGTGAAGACCAAGTTTGTCTGATACTCGGTGATAATCTTTTCTATGGTAAATTAGATTTCCTACGAAAGGCAATCAACGAAAATAGGGGTGGAACTGTATTTGGTTATGAAGTCAAAGACCCACACCGCTACGGTATCGTAGAGTTTGATAGTGATAACCGTGTCGTTTCTATTGAAGAAAAACCAAAAGAACCCAAATCAAACTACGCCATACCCGGCCTATACATTTTTGATTCCCATGTCGTTGGTATAGCCAAATCAATAGAACCGTCAGCGAGGGGTGAATTAGAAATCACGGATGTACAAAGGGCATACCTTGATAAAGGATGTTTAGATGTAGTAAAGATGGGTAGAGGTATCACATGGCTTGACACCGGAACACCAGAGAGTTTAATTGAAGCAAGCCAGTTCATCAGTATAATAGAAAACAGACAAAATCTTAAAGTTGCTTGTCTTGAAGAAATTTCTCTTGATATGGGATATATTACAACAACAGAATATAAAAAATTATTGTCATATATGCCCAAATCACCATATAAAGATTATTGTCAGAAAATTTTATTAGACAGAACTAATATATCAAGAAATGATTAATAATAACATATTTAGATAATAGAAGGTATTTTGTCACTATGAAATACAGAAATTATTTGTTTCAGAAGTTTGCAGGTCGTGTCATTCGTTGGATGATGAATCATCCACTCATAACACTCATACTGATTATCATAACAGTTGTATTAATGTCCTCTGGCAAATAGTCTACTAATAGTAACAAATATAATAATTGAAAATTCGTTACAGATGACTAAACCAATAATGGAGTATCGTTATGAAAAGAAAAGATACTATTTTAAATGAATTGAATAATGTAAAACCAATTATTACAAGTTATGATATATGGATGGGATTCATTATCTTAATAGGTATGGTTGTTATTATTTTTGCTACTATGCATTATGCAGAAACAAAATCCAATTGGATTCAAAAGGACACCAATGTTCGAGAAGAAACTATACAACATTTCAATCCTAACATTCCGTAAATAATTTTTCTTCCAATACCCGTAAAGTATTGGGGAGAGTTGGGGAGGCCATAGGTATCAACTGTTCATTCTCCGTGTAGGCCTCCCCTATTTTTTTAAAACTATGTAAAATTAAAATAGTGTCATTGTCTGAATGGATGGAAACAGAATCCAAACTGCATACCAGATGATTACTGAATATATGGTTATGTGCAGGACGGGTAAACCGCCGGTTTCTCGGCCATTGATTTTGTCCCATATTCCCATGGGTGTCCACCATAACCAGAACATATTACCATAACCTAACATATCTTTTAATTTGCCCATTAGAACATAAAAAAGAACATCACACACGCCCATCCACCATAGGTAAATAAAACCTATCGTTGTCCATAGATTCCAATGTGTGAGTAGACCAAGAACTAAAAAAATCGTCCATTGAAATACTGTTTGAATGATGCGGTATCGGACTAAATTATCTCTATCCTTTGAATTTTCTACGGAAGCATATCCGAACACATCAAAGGCAGTAAAAATAATTAAACCGAATGCCAGTATAAATGGGTTTGGGATGTCTATGAACGCACTACCAATTAAACCTAATAGTGAGAAGACTATGGCTGGAAACGCCCAATCCCTTCTAATAAGGTTAATAAATAAATTACCGTCTCCGTCTCTCATATCTTTCTCCTATTAGTAAAAAATGATTACATAGATAATTATAGGTATAATAATTTTACCAACCGACTGGAGTATGTTATGTTTATGAGAAAAGATATTACCGAACTGAACCCCAATGAAAACCTACATCAAATGGCAAATGACTTGATATTCACAAGTGCTGGGGAATTGATGCAAGTTATTGTAGAGAAGAAAGAGAAGAAAGGATGTGATAATGGTTGTGAATGCCAGGATTGTGATGATGACCATGGCGACAATGTAACATGGTAATTTAATTATTATACCCATCTGGGTATCCCAGGAAACGATTTTCCTATAGCAAAAAATTGGCTCCGGTCTGGAAACGGACTAGCCCCGGCAGGCCTAACCCCCTACCCCATAAGGATTTACGTTAAATACCCCCACTCCCCCTACCCTCTCTATCTCTATAAAAATCAACAACTTATGTCACCCCCCTCCCCCTACCCCTCATTTTCCTAACTCATTGCGCAACATAGGGTTAGCCACCCCCTCCCCTAACTTATTGCAGTGTAAGGACTTAACCCCCCTCCCCCCTTATTTAGACTAAATCTAAATTACACTTTTTTTAAAATAGTGCTTTGATCTTTCATGCCAATCACTTATATTTGTATAAGAAAGTTGATAATAACCCTATACGGAATGACTATGAAATACCTTAAAAACCTCGTAACTACCTTATTTCTCATAGTGTTATGCTATGGTATTACCGTTCCTACGGTATCTAATGGTAAAAAAAATGTAGTTACCACCGTAAAAAAAGATAAATAATGCTTTGATCTTACGAAAAAATGCCTTATATTTGTATTAAGATAATAACAACAACCACTATTAAGGAAACAACCTTATGAAAAAGAACAACAGAATCCATGAGTACCAGGTTACAGTAACCGGTTTCCAACCTAATGGCGTGCCAGTATCTATGGATATGCTCGTCCATGCCAATACAGAGACAGCTGCTATGTTCAAAGCCGAGGATATTCTTATGAATACCTATGGTATTGATAATGCTATTACAGAGTCTATCGAATTGAATCGTTATGAGAATAACACTGGTGCAGGTT